AACATGCAGATTGTGTATGATTGCGAGAGGAAGGATTGAGCCATGAACGAGAACATTCTTAGTGCTGCTATAGCTCTGTCTGCTGGCAACAAAGCCAAGGCGACGAACTCAAGAGGTGAGACGATCGTGGTCCAGGAGCTGTTTCCTGAGCGTCACGATTGGAATTTGCACGTCTGGGTTATTGCGCCAGACAGAGGCCGTGTCTACGAGACGGATTTCCAATTTAGACAAGGCTATAAGCTCAAAGAGATCTACGAGGTTGACCCAGGTGAGAAAATTTGGGCTGCAGTGTAGTGGGCTTGAGCAGAGCTGGCAAACAAAATAGCCCTCAAGGCAGCTACTCCTCTTGGGCTATCTCGCTCCGTAGTCCTATCGCGCTAGGCCACCTGTCACGTTCACAGATGTTCTCTACAGCATTCTCAATTTTGGTGATGGAGCACATTGTACCAACAATCCGCAATCCTGACAAGCCCCGTATCTCATCTTGTGTAGCAACCGACCTGTGTTACCTTTCTGCTTCCACTCGTTCTACTATGGATGCACAATATTTGCATCTAACTATCTAATGCGCATTAGAAAGGTATTTACACAAGACTATGAGTCAATATCCTAACGATCCCACTACCGGGGGCTATCCACCGCCTCCGCAGTATGGACAGTATCCACCGCAGCAGCCTAGTTACCCACCACAAGGTTACGGCCCACCATCACAGCCTGGATTCTCTCAACAGCCTATGCCACCGGGATACCCACAAATGCCACCACAGCCTATGCAGCCCGTCAAGAAGAAGGGCAAAGGATTGTGGATTGCACTCGGCGTTATCGTCGGTGCTGTGGTGCTCTGTGCCGCGATTGCAAGCACATCCAAGAGTGGCAACACTGGCACAAAAGCTGACACAGCGGCTAATAACACCGGCTCGTCAACGACGAATAGTACTAGCGATAGCTCTACACCGTCTCAGCCGCCTCCTCAGCCCTCTAACCAGCATTTCAAGCCCGGCGATACGGTGGCTGTGGGCGATACTTGGAGTGTCACACTCAGCAATGTCCGCTCCGTTCCCGCTGGCCAGTATGACAGTCTCAAGTCGGGAGACATGTATATTGGCGTTGATGTGAACTTCAAGAATGTCTCGCCTGCTGAAGCCAGTCTTTTCGGCAATGCTGACTGGACACTGAAAGACACACAGGGACAGAAGTACGACAATGCCTATGTCTCTGACTTTCCGAATCCGCCCGACGGTAAAGTTGAAGCTGGTAGCCCTGCAAAAGGCTCGCTCATTTTTGAAGTACCAGCGTCTACCCATAACTTCCAGCTCGCTTACGAACAGAACATGTTTTCTAGTGGTCAAACCATCTGGGATATCTCAGTCTAGACACCATGTCCATACGGGAAAGGTGTGTTTTGAAAACGTGCCTTTCCCAAATTCTCCCTACCAGTACAAATCTTGCCGTAGCTGCTCAAAAAAGTCTTCAATTCCACATCTACTAGACGGTGCCCTCCTACAAGCATTTGCCATCTTATCGGACATCTTATAGTTGCTCAATTCTGCTTCTCTCCTCATGGCTTTCACGCGCTCTAGACATTCTTCAAAGTGCTCTTCATCCTGATATGCTTGAACAAACTTCCATACATCGTCTTCTAGTTCCTCATCAGTGACCACCGGATCACTAGGTAGCTCAGGCAAGGGCTCAGTTACCGGAGGCTTTGCTTGCAACCAACCATCTAGCCATCGTACCAAGTTACCGGGATGGATCTTGGATGTGTTGAGTACTGGCTGTTCTTGTCTACAATAGGCCACAAGGCTCTTGATATCCTCTACCGTCTTGATACTGCTGCTTAGCTTGGTAAAGTGCTCTATGCCCTTTGTGGTGAGATTTGGATGGCAATTAGGATACAGTTCTTGGCAGATAAGATCATACGTCCGTCTTACTTCTGGTAAAAGATCAAGAGAAGAAGACTGGGTGGATGAATGAGAGAAAGAATCGTCCTGAGTCGAGACGGTAGAGTTTTGCTCAGTTGCGTCATTCTTTCGTTCGGTTATCTGTGTTTCTGTAATCTCTGTAGTAATCTCTGTTATTGCTCCCACGGATTCGTGATTTGCAAAACCTGAATTCCAGAAATGTTTATGCTTAGAGCAAATCACGGATTCATGATTTGCATTTCTGGGATTACAGATTTGCTTGACGGTTTTAATGAGATGCACTATGTCCTTATCCATGCCAAGACAAGCTAAGCAGATCTCATGTCCCTGGCATAGCTCAAAGAGCTTCTCACACTGCTCTTTTCCAAAGTAAAAGTGTTTGGTCCGGTCTGCTCCCCACTCTGGATTCTTCCCTCTGCCAATGAGACCCATATCAACAAGCTTATTTACTTCTAGCCTGACTTTCTCACTTCCCCATGCATTAGCCATTTTCTTGGTAAGCACCTCTGTTGTATCGTAGTAGGTAATCTCCCCGGCCTGTATCTTATCTTGAGGCTGGTCCTTTGACTTCTTAGCAATCCAGTAGAGTATGTGGTTGAATAATGCGGCTCGACAGCCATCTTGACAGAACTTCATAAAACTTGGACGAATAATAACAACTATCTCACTCATAACGGCTTCCATTCCACAATATAAAATAGGAGAAATAAAAGAGGGCTAGAGCCAAAACCCTAGCCCTAGAAACTAGAATACTTGTTGAGAGCCTGACTGCTGAGCCTCTAGCTGTAACGCCTTAACCTCTTTCCAGTAGCCATCTAGAAATGCCCTATCTCGCTCTTTGCCCTTGCGAACGATCTCTAGCCAGTACTCCCTCGTTCTTGGAGTAGACTCGACCTGCTCAGCTACTACTTCAATTTCGACTGGCTGTAGGGGCTCAGGCTTTGCTGCTACCTGTGTCGTTTGGTGCTCTCTCAACGTGCCCTGGTGTTCACAGTTGTCATGCTTGCAAGAACAGCCCATGCCTTGTGGTGTTGCCATCATGATGTAGTACCATCCGATCATTTCACGGCTAGCAACGAGGTAGAGGGTTGTTCCAGGCTTGAAATTGAACTTTCGCTCTTGCAGCTCAACCTTGTTAAGTACGTCGATCTCAGTAGCAAAGAATTCGAAGTTTGGAACATCGATCCTCAAAATCTCAACACGGTTTGGGCTATCCAGACGGGTCATGAAATGCTTGTGCTCAGAGCAGGTCCCGATACAGTAGCCGCGATTTGGTGTTTTAGTTGCCATGTGTGTTAATATCTCCTTGATGTAAAGACGAGGAACCCGGAGGTTCCGACTAGCCCGAGTGAAGTAGAGAGCCACTCGGGCTTTTTTTGTGCTTTTCAAGACACTCTTATTATGAAGCATATGCTTCAATTTGTCAATGGTTTTTGCTATGAAATTGAAGCATATAATGGAAATTTGGGGAAATTGAAAATTGGTCTCTAAACCCCTTGACAAATTGAAGCATATGCGGTATATTATGAATGTGCAACGGCACACGAAACGTTTGACTAAGGAGTATGGCTATGCCAAGTGAGGAGCAACAGCCAAATAGTGAGGGAGATGACAAGCTGAAAGAGTGGTATACCGCTGGGCAAGCTGCAAAAAAGCTAAGCGAAAACAGCGGGAAGCCAATCGATCCCGATTACGTTTTCAAGCTTGCTTATCTGGGGAAAATAAGCACTATGAAGCTGGGTATACGGGTAACTCTCTACAGCAAAAAGGATGTGGATAGTTACAAAGTCGGAGGTAGAGGTAGAAGACCTGCCAAGGACAGCAAGCAAGCAGACGCGGCATAGCCTGGGCACGTGGCCTATCAACTGATGAGGCAGACAGAGCCACGAGCCAGTAACTATTGATGTAAGTATAGTGAAGATTGCACCATTTGTGCAAGGTGCAAATGTTCTACTCCCGTTTGGGAGGAAAGGAGTGATTGAATGGCACAGCAGAACGGCTTTACCGACATTGCACTGAGAGAAGTGCATACAGGTGAGAAGACGATTGAGGATCTCGAGCGCAAAGTCAAGTTTCTCAGCAAGAGATCGGATGAGACATCTCATAAGATGCTTGAAGGCATCCAAGCAGCTCTCGACATTCTGAAGAAGTAGCGCGTCGATAGTCGGTCTGGGTGCCGTAAAGCCCGTAGTGCAAGAGAGGAGTTGAATTGAAGCTAATCCGATATCTAGTCGGTGCTTGGGTAGCTGCTGAGATGATCGCAAGCTTCTTGGAGAGGACTGAGCATCGCGGTTTTTGTAGAGGGTATGAGGAAGGGATGGAAGATTTCTATCCAGAGGAGGAAGCATGAATCAACCCACTGAAGACCGCTTGAAGCATCTCGAAGCTGAGCAGAAGCAGCTCAAAGAGCAAGTGCAGCGTATTGAGCAAGCCACGGAGCCTATCAATGTCAGGATCGAGCGTGGGTTGCCAGTCCCAGAGGCACAACTGCTGCAAACGCTTGTCACCATGGCAGGGACCAATGCCACGGAAATGGCACTGCTCAAAGGCGAGATGCTAGAGGTGAGAGCTGATATCACAGCGATTAGAGAGAGTCAGGCCGACTTTCGAGACACGCTCGAAGAAGTCAGGTCAACTCTAGCAACAACAGTGGCGAGCAAAGGCAATATCGATGCCGTTGACACGCGAGTCCATGTCGTTGAGCAGATTCAGCAAGAGCATGGCGGGATGCTGAGAGAGATCTTGGCACGACTGCCAGAGAAAGATAAGTAGTGTGTAGCGATCTACTCTTGAGTAGCCGTAGGAAGCCTCAAGAGTAGATCTGACCCTAAAGCAAGAGTTAGCCTTGCCAGGACTGGTGTGAGTTTAAACCTCCTGGCTGGCAAGAGTCAAGGAGGTTTTTTATGTCTACAGAGAAACAGGGACCATATCACATTGAAGAGCGTCCCAGCCCACATGGCAAGCTTGTGCGTGTCCAGGCGCATAAGACATTTACCCCAAGAATAAGCACATCGCTCCCGGTGAGTAGAAATGGCGCGATGTATGAGTTGCCTGCATTTAATTTAAGCAGTGGCGAAAAGCTTATATTGAGCATGGTAGAAGAGGACGATGTGGTGATTGACGGTGGAGGTGCAGCATAATGGAGAATCGAAAGAGAGTTATGAAACCAATAAATATTGCCAAGATAGCTCTTACAGCATTAATGCTGTTTATGGCGATCCTTATGCTAATAGAGCATAAGCCATATGGGTATGTTGTGCTCGTACTTGCGTTTATGTGCTTCATGTCGATTTTTAGCAAATACCCAAGCAGGAAGAGGTGATGGCATGAAAGAGTCTCCACTTGTGCATTTTTGGCACACTCTGTGGTCTGGAATATTCTTCCTGCTCATATCCACATACAGCATCGGTAGTACAGAGAGTTGGATAAATGGTGGGACTGCTCAGAATGTCCGTCCGTCTTTTAGTGTATTCTGGCAAATCTACGATGTCTGGAACGGGGTCTATGCGGGAAGAGCAGCAGTAGCTATCTTGATAGCCTTCTTTCTGTGGTTCCTCTGGACAGGCATCGCATTCTACTTTGAAGCATATAAGATGCATCTAAATGCAATGCACAAAGGTGCTGGTGGAACGTTCATAACTGTCATATGGATTTTGACTGCTGTTGACTCCTATGCTAACTGGATAAGTGTCTCCACATGGAATATCGACTGGTATTGGGAGGCGACTATCTCCATAGCCATTGGGGTGGCCCTCATGTACTTAGGGCATTTTGCCATAACCCACTTTCTCAAAGGATTGCAAGGTATGAAAGGAGGTGCTTGATCATGGAAGATGATGGAGAGAAGCTGAAACCCAAAGCTACATTGACACCTAATGCCACAGGGGCGCTCGCAGCAGGCGGGGGAATTGTCGCTCTAGATGTGCTGACTCATGCAGGGCCCGCAGGGCTACTTGTAGCTGGTATCGGAACTTGGATCATGGCTCGCCACACGTCAGATTTCCTGTATATGAAGGATAAATTGGTAAATCATTTTGTGCATTCTCCTGATACATCGGAGCAAGGTCCCAGCTTTGTTGATCGGTTGCTAAGTCGTAGCGCGGCAGAAGAGTCCGCACCTGCAAGCTTGCCACAGGAGAGGAAAGCGTCTCTTCTCAAGAAGCTTGTAAGCACTCAGAATCAGAACGTCGTTGACCTGGGGCCAAATCTCCAGCTAGACATCAACGATATAGCGGGAAAAGCCACATTCATTTGTGGCATCCGCAGATCAGGGAAGACCACACTCGGTGTGAGGATGGCAGAAGAGATGGGTGGCAAGTTCAACATACCGATGCTTATCCCTGACCTCAAAGGGGACTGGCTGTCCTGTATCGACACACTGCCAAATGCTGTCATCCTGCGCCAGGGGGAGGCAACAGAAAAGAATGCGGTCTCACATGGCTATGCGATCTGTGAAGAGGGGCTGCAGCTAATTCTTGACGTGGCCTCCTTCGATGATATGAGCGAAGCTGCTCTTGTCATAGCGGGAATGATAGCGGGACTATTCCTCTGGGAGAAAAAGCATCCAGACGCCCGGCGCTTGTGTGCAGTCTTTCTTGACGAGGCACAATCCTACTTGCCTCAAGATGTGAAGGACAGCATCATAAGCGACCCGGTAGCTAGAGACGCGATGATGAATGCCTACATGCAGGTGCTAGCCGTTGGTGGCTCTCTGGGCTTGTTCCCGGTCATTCTCACTCAGCGGATATCCCAAGTAGCTAAGAAAATTGTCGCTCAGTCAGAGCTGGCGTTCCTGCTGAAGCAGACAATGGACCTGGATATCAACAGGTACCAGAGCTTCACAACTGTGCAAAAAGAGAAGATCAGAGCACTGAAACAGGGACAAGGGATCTATGTGGATATCGAGGGTGCAAGCTCAGTCCACATGTTCCACAAGAGGACATCTTCGGACAGCATGTCACGGACTCCTAGCGTCAATGTGCCTCAAAAAGCTCCTGCTCCTGTGAGCAAGCAGCCGATTGAGGACTACGAGGATCTGCCTGATCTTTGGGAAGATGAAGACGAGGATGATTCGTTGCCAGTTGTCCCTGCCAGGAGAGAGTATCAATCAGTGAAAAGCGCGTCTGCTACGCCAGAGAGATTTAAGGCAGCATTAGCCGCTTATCAGGCCGGGAATACGTCCTCTCGCAAACTCGGGCAAGCTCTAGGGATCAATAAAGACAAAGCGGCTGGTCTGCTTCAGCAGATGAGAGCGGCACGGCTTATCGATGGATAGACAGTCTAGACAGACACGTCTGATAGACGAATTTAAGCTCAGAATCACCCTGTCAGACACTTTTGTCTAGACGATTTAGACAGAAAAAGGGACTTATAGCAATGGACATATCCTATCTCTTCAATTCATACATCACATCGGCAGTCGCGGCCCTAGTCGGTAGTCTCGCTATCCTCTGGCTGGCCTGGTCGAGTCGATCAGCTCTAGCCAGTTGGGTGACGTGGCTCCAAAAGAAACTGTTCACTCGTTCTGGTTTCTTCTGGACTGTCAACATTATCTTCATGGCAGTCAGTGTCATCCATGCAGGTGTGTTTTTCGGCATCACTGGCAACGGTCATGATATCCCAGGAGTTGCACAGTATCTTGGTTTTGCAGTCTCGTTCTTTCTCGACTTGGTAACCATCATTTTGATGCAAGCTTTACTCGAAGCAAAGTACCGATCTGATGAGTTGAGGGCACGGCAATTTTTGCTCTTTATCACCATCTGCTGTGCGACCAGCACCTTTGCAAATCTGGCAATATCATTGAACGATTTTGACGCTACAACCTTGCTTCCAAATGCGCCATTTTGGATCCAAATTGCGGCACCATATGTACTGGCATCATTCCCGTTATTCGTGATCCTTATGAGTATCGCTGCAGAGATGATTGTGAACGTCAGACCACTGGATAGTTTGAACGAGGAAGAGTACGAAGCTGATGAGAAAAAGCGCGTCAAGTTGATGCAGATCCGCAACGACTATTTGCAACGTCAGGCGGATGAGGAATTGCGTGCTTTGCAGATCCGCAGCCAGATGCAAATGAACAAGCGGATGAGGGCTGGCAGACTGCCGAATTCGTTCCGTTGGTTCTGGGAAAAGCCGATCGATATTGACGCTGTTATAGCTGGTGTGAGTACGCAATTGAAAGCCGCGTATGAGCCACAAATTGACGCACTAAAACAGCAGTTGGAGGAGGTCAAAAATCAGCAACCTATTATGCAATCTGAAGAGCAGATAGAGACCTTCCTGGACGACAATTTAGAGTCTCCAATTGTGCAGACTGAAGACTCGCAGCCAGTGCAAAATAGTATTGCGCCGAGTGCAGATTCGAGCGTTCCTCCAGTGCAGAAAAAAGCACAACCTGCGGACGCAAAACAGCGTGTGCAAAAGCTCCTCAAAAAGGATCCAAAATTGACTGCAAAACAGATAGCCGATAGGGCAGAAATATCCGAGTCCTATGCGCAAAAATTGAAAGCTCTCATTGCAAAAGAGGCTGCTCCAAAACCTCGCAATACTGACGAATTGCCAGTACAAAACGGACACCGAAAAGTGACCCAGCCTCTGGCGGATTATGTGCCATTGGAGGTCTAGGTGATCATCTGCAATAGCTCTGTGTTGGGATGTCAACACAGAGCTATTTTTATGCTCTTTACCGGACATGACCGGGTGTGTGAGTAATGCTATAATTTTGTTACCGGGTATGTACGGATGAGGGAGGAACGATGAAGTATTTAACAGCCATTGAAGCGTCAAAGCGCATAGGAGTAGCTGAGAAGACAATACGGCTATGGGTCAAACAGGGAAAGCTAGAGGCTCATCACCCAGCCAAGAACCGTCTAGCCATTGCAGAGGCCGATGTAGAGCGGATGGCACAAGAACGTCAACTCTACTATGGCACTAGACCGGAAATGTCCTCATCTACCCACACGTTACCGGATGCTTCCGTACATGACGACATAGAGCAGAGGTTGGCATCCATGGCCCAGTCAATCGCCAACCTCAACGCCACTATAGATATCCAATCACGCAGGCTCAACGAGCTGACCAAACGTGTTGCAGAGCTAGAGGCTAGGAACGTCCCTACACAGCCCGTCCCACCGTCAACCACTGCTGATACCATCCCACAACCAAAGCCTCAGATTGCCACTACAGCCATAAATAGCCTACCTGACGGCTGCATATTGGCGCGTGATTTTGCACGGATGCATGGCGTGCCTGAGAGTAGCTTTCGTCGTCATATTGCTAGTGGTATTGGCGGTGACATGGTAGAAGCTGGGTCGTCTAAGCACGGGCGCTACCTGACTCCTGAGCAGCAGGAAGCAACTCTTGAGTTTTGGCAGAGGCACAATGTTAAATTTACACGGCTAGAATAAGAGTGGTATTGACACCAATTGATATGATAGAGGCATTGACTGTACACCAACCATAAAAAGTAAAGGAGATTATACAAGACATGTCTGAATTGATGACAGTTTCAGAAGTTGCTGACGCTTTGCGTGTCGATGCGACAACTGTGCGCCGCTGGGTTAAAAACGGAGTGCTTGAGGCCGTCGTTTTACCCCACCAGAACAAGCGTCAAGCGTATCGTATCAAGCGATCGACACTGGAAACGCTGTTGAGCAACACGACTGCTGCAGCATAGCCAAGACGCAAAGGGAGCATTCTGAAAAATGAGTGCTCTTTCTTTTTGCCTATCTCTAGATGCATGACGGGTTTTACGGGATGTCAAAAAGTGACTTGAAAAGGTATTGACAATCATCTTGAATATATGTTATCATTCAAGAGTACCAAGTGAGGTGCGAGAAAACGAAGGAGCAAGCAGATGAGAACCATCGAAACAGGGAAATACAAAGGCAAAACCCTAGCAAATTGTCCAGTAGAGTATCTGAAATGGGCAAGCAAGCATGAGCACGTTTATGCAAAGGGGAATCGGTGGGTCTCACAAGATGCGAAGTTCCTGCTCGAAAAGGAAGAGGTTGTTGTGATTGATCATGAAATTCCGTTCGGAAGATATCGCGGACAGAAGCTCAGTCAGCTTTCTCGTGATTATCTGGTCTGGATGCAAGATGCCGATTATAATCCCAAGCCAATTATCCGCAATGGAGTGGATTGGACAGAGTTGGCAATCCAAGAGCTGGGCCGTCGCCGTCAGGCAGTCAGGCAAGAGATCGAAGAGTCTCTCAAAGTATTCTCCTATCTGCCTGATGAGAAGGGCGATAGGCTTACTGAGATCTTGGCAGATGAGTTGGTAAAATCAGGCGTTTCATTCAGCGGTTCCAACGATGTTGAGAATATGCTGTTGAAAGCTGGATACAGAGGCATGGGAATACGTGTCGATCCTCTACAGATCTTTGTTCGTGCGTCTCTTATCAAAAAGGGGCAATTGCCTCAGTACAACGAGAAAGGCGATAGGGTAAATTAATGGGCAAGAATTGGGGAGGCGCTCGTCCTGGTGCTGGGGCACCAAAGATGAAAGATCGCGTCAATCAAAAGCTGCATGAGAAGGGCTGGAATTGGATGTCCAGTGCGGAGAAGTACATTCGAGTTGGACATCAGTACCCACAAGAGCGCCGCTACTGGATCGCTCCGTACGTCTCTCCTGATGATAATGCCGTCAGGGAAAGGGACGCGCAAGGTTTCCGCTCTCTCAAAGAAATTGAGGAGTTTCTAGACGAGAGAATATAGTCCTAAGCTGCTAGACATCACGCTAGCAGCCCTCTTTTTTTCACCACAAGATGCATGACGGGCATGAACGACTTTCTAGCGAACTCTGGAATTGGTCTCTGAAAGCCTTGACAAGATATCTCAGATATCTTATACTTAGGACATCAGATGAGTATCTGAGATAGTTAAACGAAAGAGGTAAACCAAGTGGAAAATATTACAACGATTAGCAATGACCAGCTTTTTGAACAGTACCCCGGACTTCATGAGCAGGCAAGCGAGACTTTGACCGATGAAGTCAACTACCCAGCCGTTGAGAGTTGGCAGGTAGAAACGGACAGTCAAGGGAACGTTCAGGGTGTCTACAGTCCCAATTTTGCATCTTGGTACAGAGGATAATCATGAAAGACATTCTTATTCGTGATGTTCCTGATGAGGTAGTTGCTGCTCTATCTGAAAAGGCTAGAGCAGCCGACATGGATCGACAGGACTGGCTGCGGGAACATCTCAAAGAGCTAGCATCGCAGCCAGTCCTCAAAAAGCGCTATGTTCTCAAGGCATTTGGTCCTGAAGCGTCGTTTGCAACTATCCGCCGTCTTGAAGATAGCGCAGGTGGAGGCGCAAGCAACCTCGATCAAGAGCAAATGAGCGCTTACAATTTGGCTCAGGAGTTCGTCAAGCGCAATGCTCCCGGTGACAGGGAAGAAGCTATAGCTAAGCTCAAAGCTCATTTTGAGCAAGTTTTTGAAACAGTGATGTAAGGGCGAGAGCAATCGTCAGAAAGGAGCCAGTAAAATGGCTTATCCGTTTCCAGACAATCTCCAGGAGGGCTACACGCCCTCTTTGTATGCTTCAGGCAAAGCATACAAAGATAATTGCCTCCATCGTTTCCCCACGGAGGGGAACAATGTGACAGTCCCTCGTAGAGAGTGGCCTCATTGGGCAGTTGAGGCAGAGTGGAAATCAGGCGAGCTGGAGCAAATTGGCCCGGAAGAATATAAAGTAATCTCAGAGAGATATTCTTATTGGGAGCGCACGTACGGATCCCCTTCCAGTGGGACCAACCACTTTAAAAAGGGAACCATCCTCAGAACGAAGAATTATAGGTAGTCCCACAAAATAGCAAGAGGACCTCGAGCCATACACGCCCGAGTCCTCAAGCTTCACGGCTCAATGTGTGGGCTGTGGAGAGTTGATATAGCACAAAATCGTGAGGGCCACGGTCCTCTAGTCGAGAAAGGTTTAAAAAGATGTTATTTTTGTTGGGAGCAAATGATCCAGAAATGAGAAGGATTGAAGAAATCCTTCGTGAAAATGGACACGAAGTCCGATATGCAGAAAAGGATGGCAAGCGCTGTCATCCTGGAAATGCCTATCAGTGTGATCCTGTAGAAAGTGCAATCTTGGTAGAGTGCGCATCTGCGGGCGTAAAAAATGCGCAGATTGATCATCATCGTCCTGGTGATACCGGCTACGGGCTTCCTGCCAACGAATTCTGGGAAGCCTCAAGCCTGGGGCAGCTTTGGAGATTCCTCCAACTGGAGGGCATAGCAGTATCTCCATCTCAGGATGATCTCATCCTTGCAGCTATGGATCATAGTCCAGCAGGTGCAATCAGAGGCGAGTGTCCTGGTGTGAGCGCTCAGGAGGTCCTAGAGCGCAAAATACAAGAGATTGCGCAAGGGACCAAATATGATGCGTGGGAAGTGCGCAATAAAGTCGGATATTATTTGGTCCGACTCATGGACGCACCTCCAATACAAATTGGGCAATCAGTAATTTCTGATCTTCGTAGTGAGTATCTTGGAGAGGGATACTCAATCAATCTGCTGTCTGCGCAAGTAGCAGCTCTAGCAGATGGCTACACGGTCCTGCTCAGGCATAGAGATGCTGCTGGCAAGCCTGAGAAGTGGTCTATTTCAGGGCATGCCACCCCTGAGTTGATCGAGGCTTTCAAGAGTGAGTGGGCTCCTGCCCAAGGTCTTATAGGGATATATGGTGTCCCCAATCGTGGGTATGCAGGCGGGTACCTTCCAGAGGAGTAGAAATGTCAGATCTCATCTTGTCAGCTCGTAATAAGGGATTCTTGCGAGGAAAGAATGGCGAATCCCCTGATCTCATCGATTTGGATGAAGATGAGAGGTATCAAACTCTCCATCCTCAAGATCGAACACAATATGAATACGGTATGAGAGATGGATATAATTCTCATCAATTGGAGCAAAAGCAGCAACAAAAGTAGCCCACCACAACAACAATCAAGCCGCTTCCACAACGGACAGCGGCTTTTTCATGTCCTCAACTAGCTCAACCTTTTTGTTGTTGCCGCTGTGCTATAATGACATACATCGACACATTATGATGAGTAGTACAAAGGAGCATGTATGCTGCGATCTTTCAACCGTTTCAACCAGCCAATGATTCCGCCAATGATGGAAGCCTACATCCACAACCGAGTTGGCAAGAGAGCTGCATTCCTGTCTGGGCAAATGTCCTTACAGCTCGAGATAGCCAAGAGTGAGCAACTCATTGGAATTGAGGAAAGGTACAGGAACGATCTGATAAAGAGGGCACAGAGGAAAAGACGCACATAGAGGCATGTAGAGGAATGAGTGAGGAGACCGCTGTTTGGTCTTCTTTTTTATGTCTGCTTGCAAGATGCATTATGGGCTTTAGAAGCTAACTTGAAATTGCCTCTTGAAATCGTTGACATCATACTACCAATATGCTATACTTCTGCTATACAAATAAGGAGGTACGAAGTGAGCAGGCAGTTAAATGTTCGTCTTCCAGATTGGACAGACGAACAAATGCAAAAGATCATTAAAAGTACCGGAATGACGCAAGTGCAATTTTTAATCGTTGCGATTGATCATTTCTCGCAAAGTTACCAGAAAGAGGAATTCACTATGAAAAGGACAACCAATCCACAGGAAGCAGCACAGGCAGCACAAGAGGACAAAATAGTTAAAATGCCATTGACAGGTAGGAATTGGAGAGTCAACGGGCTTTCCGAAGGTGCTAATGGTTGGGTAGCGATGATCTCGCATCCTGACTATGTCGAGAGCAAGGTCGTTGACGTGCTAGAAAATCAAGAGTTCGTCATCTACAGCCAAGCTGAGTATAGAAGGATGGTAGATGATTTGGCAGGAAGATTAGTACAGCAATAAAGCGAAAAAGCAAGCAATGCCCTGGGTGAAAGAAAGCTCAGGGCATTTTTATTTGATCGTCACTGCCATCGAAAACTGAATGACCTTGGCTATGTAGATCGAGCCTAGGAAAAGCAGCGTGATGAAGCCTGCCACGATGAAAGTACGCCCAATCAGCTTCTCAATGTCGAGCCCCTTCCACCACGGTTGTCTGTCCCAGGACGGTGGATAGTCAGATTTTGGGATCTGAGGGAGGGAATTCTGCCATCCGTACGTGCCGCTATAGCTACTCTGCTTTGGCATAGCAGGCAACTCGCGTATAGTATCCAGACTGTGAAACTCACTCTCATATTGAGGATCGAGACGAGGCTGTCTGAATTGCGTAGTGTGCTGCATGGTAGTGCTCACTTTATGAAGATGGACTGCCAATCCGCAATTAAATTATACGAGGCAATACGACCATGGTATCAGGACGGCCGTACAGCGGATTGGCATATGCTCATTTTACAGGACAAAAGCAGGTATGGTCAAGCCTACTGCAAGCTTGCTCTCCTGATAGCAGGCTGTGTAGGTGGTGGTGTAGGTGGTAGAGCGTTGACAGCCGCTTCAATGAATGCTGAGAGCACATCATCAGGCGGTACAGGCAGGTTGAACGCCTTGAAGAAACCGATGAGTTCACCCATAGCTATTTGTTTCTTTTCTTCGTTTGTCTTACCTGCGTACTGCTGCTCTACCATCGCGACTGCTATAGCTGCCCACTGCTCTACATACTTGCGCTTCTCAGCAGGTATGCGAGCTGAGACCTGATGATAAATGTACAGGATGAGTCCGCCCACCAAGGCGAAAATGGTTTGTGCGTTGTCGGTAAAGAACTTCATGAATGCTCCTCCTCTTTCTTGTAAAAACCGACTCTCTCAAGCACAATCTTCCAATACATGCTTGATTGAGCAGTACTAAACACGACATGTGATATACCTATCAATGAGAACAGGCGTGAAAACATCATACTAAATGGCTGCTTGAAAGATGCCTGCATAATCCAAGCACCAATGAACGAGACGACAAACATACACAAAACAATCACGGCAGCCTTATACTTTGTGCTGTTGTATAGCTGTGGCACAAGTATCCCTGCCAAGCAGAATATGAGCGGGATAATATCTACTACACTAAGCGTCAACATGTCACCTCCTCACTTTGGTAGAAAATGCTGAGCAAAATTCAAAAGAAGAGTGGTACCAATAATACCTGCACCCCACTTGATCATGGTCATACTTTGCCCCATGGTTGCAAGCGTTTTTGTCAACTCAAGCTCCTTTGTGGCGTCATCTTTACCTTTCTCCTTTAGTGCCTCTTCTTGGATGTCAGCACGCCTTATCTGCACTTTCAATATCTCTTCAATTCTAACTTGCTGCTCTACAAGCTTTTCAAGGATCTGCTCATGCTTGTCCACTCTTGGATCTCTTCCACTGTTGTGCGCATCCATACATGTCTCAAGCCTCCTGCTATACGTTTACAATAAAACTTTGACAGCCTGGGCGATTTGTGCTTTCAGAGCTGCATTCTCAGCCACAAGAGCGTCGGGTTGCAGTTCTGCCAACTTCTCTTGCAGATCGGCTACCTGAGCAACTAAGAGATCGTACTGTTTTTGATACCAGTACAACTCTTGCCCTAGCCACGTCTTGTAAATGCCAAGCGATGCGCAGCCTGCTAGACGATCCCAGCGGAACTCTTGTGCAGGGCCCGCTCCGAGCGATGGGTGCGATTGCTCGACAGGATCAGCATGATATTCAGCTCGCATTGGCCAATTGGCAGGGTCCCAATTCGAGTTGAGTACTTTGTCTCGAAATCCCAACACGACTGGGATCCCATTAGGTGCTTTGAGTGTATGTCCATCGTCAGACCAGCCCTGTGGTGTTGTGGGCATAGGTTTGTTTCCTCCATTTAGGTAGTTGTATAAACTAGTCCAATCGAAAGTACCCGGACAGCGAGCCCTGCTGATCGGGTCTATATCAGCATGCTTGATAATTCCCCCATTAACATCACCGGCTCGTTTAGGGATGTTATAGGTGTTGCAAATGCATTCAATAACTTCACAGCCCTTTTGAAATTGAATGGCTGTAAGTGCATCTGAATTATCAGTTGATGCTTTCACAAATTCAATGGAAGCTGTGTACCAATTGGGGTTAATGCTCGGATCAGGCAACCATGCAGCATGTCCATTGGTAATTACTCCATTCCCAAAAGCCGCATCCTTCAAACTCACGCCCTGAACTACATCGCCTTGCTGATCAATGATGATGTGGCTGCTGACGGGATTAGAGCTGCCTATGGTGCCCTGAAAGAATTGACCGACGCCTTGAGCAGAAGTTCCCCCGGCGGTCCCGTGTAAACAGAGGTACTTGATGCCGTACCCTTGCCTAGACATAGAATTGGCAGAGTAGTCAACCTTTTGAGCTACGTCTAACCAGCCATTAGCGTCAAATTTCATGAGTCCTCCTAGAACATTTGATATATTGCCTCAATTGTCGATGTTGCGCTACAAACCTAATACTGCATTGCGTGCAAGTCGGATGCCTCCATCTGTCTTGACAAGTGCATATGTATTTGGCTGTAGTCCATATCCGCCGTCACGATAACAGAAGAAGTATCCCGACGCAATACCTGTATTCTTCATATTCGAGATGCGAGCTACCACATCGTTGTACCAAAGAGTTTCGTCATTATAATCGCTGTATCCATTGGTGATACTGCAAAATTCTGAGATGTAGCCTCTATTGCCAAATTCAGACACAATGGCGACATTGCGGTTATTGAAGTTAGAGAACACATCGTAGGAATTAAACCCGATGAGATCTAAATCTCCTATGCCCTCGGTCGACCATGGCGTCCGGTATGTTCCAGGAGAGCCTGTTGAGTAGCTCAACTTGCCTGTGTAGCCATTAGCCTTGATGCTTGTTGCCAGTGCTCGTATGTCAGCTCGCATTGTAGTAGCCGTGATTGTTGTGCCATCCATCTGCATGTCGGATTCGTTCCCAAGTAGCAACTCAGAGAGTCCTGCGGATTGCGCCCATGGAACGAGCGTACCCGTGATATAGGCCTTCCATGCGGCCCACCGACTCGCTGTGATTGTCCCCGCTCCATATCCCGCGCCTACTCCCCACGTCGTGTAAAAGCCGTGTGCAAGAGCACGCTGTACCATATCATGACCATCAGTGAAAAAGTGCGACTGCGCATCATAGGTAGGCATGGCGATACGAAGCCGCGTCACACCTTGCGATTTGAGATAGGTAAAATCATTTTCTACTTGTGGCACATCGTACACTTGTTGATGCCCATAATTTAATCCTATCCCGCTCCAAATTGCCAAATTCTCGTCCTTTCATGACCAACTATTCTGCAATAACGCTATTATGTCGATAATAGGCGCACCATTTGCAACTGTTCCAATCGAGGCAGGAAGGACAGTAAGATTTGTTGCCGTTGTGCGAAGTGCAGGCGCTAAACCTGTTGTATATCCAGTACGGCTAAAAAGCGCATCGGCAACTGTATCAAGAAATGCTATCCAATAATTTCCGGGCGAAAGTAACAGGTTGGCTGTTAAATTTTTCGTGAACAAACCCGTTGCTGCGACATTCGCTCCTGTACTCCCAAGACGGTTATTTGGCAATCCATTTGACCCTGATGAGTCGTAAATTCCCATATCAACGTTTCCAGTCGGACTACCTGAAAAACTTGCTCGTATTTGGGTTACTGTCACGGGGGCAAAAACAGTAATAGGAGACAAATACGCAGCTCCTGCTACAACCGCACCAGTGCCATTAGCATTTGCTGAGACAATTCCATCAGTTGCAAGATATGGAGGAGTTGGTATGAACGGCGTTTGTGATATATTCCCCATTTTATCCTTCCGTTACAAGCAGATTTGAACTTGCGCCCGTTGCAATCGCCTTGACAATTCCGTTAGGAATATACCTATCGTAAAGAACAGATCCACCCATTGGACTCAAGTATGTGCCTTGCCCTACTACCGCTGCTGCTCCTGAAAAGCTAAGATATATGCCATTGGGGCTAACATTCTGGAATTGACGCATCTTTGCATTAGCATTAGCAGCTAGGGCTGTACCACTTGTGACACCTACACTGACTGTTACTTCGGTAGGAATACCTGAATTGATCGGAGAGGCACTAAAAGATGTATTGACATTCAGTACGCCATACCATTGTCCCGTTGTTGCATCTTGCTGAACGCTGACCGCCTCAAGTGGCACATACGCATGCTTGGTTGTGGCGTCGTAGCCGATACATGGCACTTCCTTACTGGGGCCTCTCTGGATAGATGGATCACTCATGAGTTACCTCGTTTTCTGCTAAAGCCTCTTCCTGTGGTGGATGCTTACCAATGGCTTTGAGTTGCTCTCCCAACGCCTGATGTCGAGCTACCATCGGATGTTGATGACTGCCAGTCACGCGATAGTTTTTCACCAGCATCACCTTTTGTGGCACATCAATTTTGAGCTGCTGCTTTAACGATGTCCTTATCAGCTCAAAATCCCTATCTGCGACTTGATCTACATATTCCTCTACCTCATTTATCATGGCATCGGCCAATTCCTCCTCAGTGAAGACAACTTTGACAAAGAGCTGACGTCGGCCAGGACAGTCACAAGGTGGAAGGGCCACCATCGTGCCGCAGTCGCTCCATTGAATGCCCTCATCCTCAATAGAGATCGAGTGTGCCATGCCTGCAGGCCTATCCTCTTGAGGCAAATGATTATGATGCACACAATTTTGAAAGTCCTGATGCGAAGCCTCTTGATCAGAAATTGGATCAGCACAATTGTGATACTGACAATTAGGCGCATCGCAATGATAGGTAAAAGTCCCATCATCTCCTATTGATTTTAATCCCATGATATACCTCTAATATGTAACCGTCCAGTTGCCAGCCGCTCTTGCCGTATTTGAGAGTGCTGATACCGTAAACGTGATTTGGAAGCCACTTGCCGTCAGAAATAGAGCTGATGGTGAATTGGCGCTAGCGGCTGGTGCCTGATCAGCCGTATCTATCGATACTGAAACAGGTGTAGAGCCACGTGAGAGCGTCGGCATGTACATCGATACAGCCCAGCCTGACTGATAGCCGCCGCCTTGCAGATAATATTTTCCCGTCTCTGTTTGCCCTGACGCTTTTTGCAGCACATCACAGAATTGGTTGATGTGGCTTGCTTGGATTGTGCCACCTATACTCACTCTCGTTAATGACATGTTGTGCTGCTCCTATTGAATGTTTAACAAATAATCGACCGTGTACGTCGGGCCGTTTGCTTTCACAAAGTTGGCTATAAGCGCATGTGTCATCATAGTACCGCTATTTGCTGTTCCTGTAGCATTTACACCAAATAGTCCAGCATTGGTAAGCGTGCCCACTGCTTGAGCTGCACCAACCAAGACGGCAAGGTCAAGCTGAGTGCCTGTGATTGTCGCTGTACTTGGAGCAGCTCTGAATAGCTCGCCTTGCACTTGAGTGTCACCGGGCTCAACCTTGTTGATCGGAAAGTTACCCAGTCCGAACTCCTGAGCAAAGGCAGGCGTATTAGCCGCCGTACTCGCTAGATAGGTCAGGATTTCTTGTCTGCCTGATGTGGTGAGGATATTGTGGTATTCCTCAACCGTGTACCGATCCTTCTCCTTTGGCGTGATAATCGACTCTCGAATAATCTTTGTCCCGTCGCTATTCCACTCAGGCAACCATAAGCGTCTGTACTCAGCTTCAGACCAATCATCTGGTATCCGTCTGAAACGAATAATCCCCTGGACAGCGAGATACTCAGGAGCAACACCCAAATGCTGTACAAGATGTCTCAATATTCTTTGTATGATGTTTTGCTGCATATATACCTCACGCATACGTATTCGTTCCATAGACGCCAGTACCATAAGTACTTGTATTTGGTGGTGTAGATGTAAAGGTTGGTACTGAGTCAGAAAACCTCCCTGTTTCCGCAAAGACGAGATCTGTTTGTTGTGGATTGCTAATATTAAGCGTAGTTTTACTTCTATTGACTGCTTTATGGTTATTGCGGATATGATCTATAAGTGTTGGGCGATATGCTCCAAGGGTATAGGAGTACTCTGCATTCCCATTGCCAAGATACACGAAGTCTACTTGCTGCACGACAAATGGTTGATTAATGATATTATCATCACTTGATGTGAAAAAGACAATATAGCCAGCAGGAATGTATTGTGGACATTTCAGCGTCTTGATGGTTAGAGGCTTGCTCGATTTTGTGATCTCTGCCAACCCACGCTGTATCGCCGCTGCAATAGTCAGGATATTCGTGTCATTCACCTTTGCGCTATAAGTAGGCATGGTATAGTCGGGTGCGACTGGCATGTCTGACATGTCCTGATCCATGACACGGACAGAAACCGGAGCTTCATAGGTATAGTTGCAGGTCACGTTATTTGTTCCTGCACTTGGATTAAAGTTAAAGTGGATCGTCTTATTGACTTTATCGATTTCACAGGTATAACCACCTACTCCAAGCGTCGGGCCTGTCCCTTTGAAGAAGGCTTTTTGAGCATTCCCGTTAGATATAACACTTTTTACATCATAAGGCTGCTGAGTAAGATTAAACGTACTTGTCGATCCATTTGCGCTAAATGAATCAGTGATGGCAGGTGCTAGGAACTTGCCGCCTGTAACCTTAATGTCCCTCTTCCTCTGAGTGCCATCCTCTTCAGAGGCATATTCCTCATAATTGAACGTGGTAACACCATCAGCTACCCCATCAGTGAGGCTAAAAGGTGAGGCCGAATAAAACGAGGGATTGTAGCGAAGCGTGTAGTACGGATCAACATATGGGATATATCCGCTCTCATCAGAAAGATGGTTCAATACCTCTCGAAAAGAGTTATCGCTGTAAGAAACAGAGTCAATAAGAGCACCACGGATAACAGGCAGAGCTGAGCTTGTATTAGGCGCTACCGAGGCATTTAATTGGCCTGGGAAGTAGTTGGTTATGACGCTCGCAATGATCTGATCGTCGTATTGGCTCTGAAAGGTCGCATTGATATTCCCGTCTTCTAGGATTTGACCAGGACCAGCTACCTCTAACTCCCATGTACGCCCCGGCCCGTCATAGCTCGGTATTTTGATGTCATCAATTGTCCCTGCAAACATGCGACATGCCCTAGAAGTCGTATTGTCAGGCATCACAGCACAGGCTACCTGAGCGTTATTGCAGTCAGGAGTGGGATATGAGACGCCTTGAGTGGTCGCGAACCACATAGGCTCGAGCTGAGCGAAGCCATAGACCACACTTCCACTATTGCTTCCTCCAACTGTTGTCTGACCGCCAATAAGGGCTTGGACAAACACGGTATCTGCAGGTGCTACAGCAGAGATTGAGACGCGCTGCTGAGCGTTACCTGTGGTGGATGTGAAGGTGAGGACATTGGTAGCGAGCGCGTTCCCAAAGGCGTCCAGGAATTGTAGCATGACCTGAGCCTGGGCGTTGACCAACGGGGTTGCTATCGTGGCATAGATCGAAAGCATGTACTTTTGCCCAACATGCACGTATCCCCTAGGGCATTCCTGGACGTACAGTCCTTGGCCAAGCGCAGAATTACTAAAGGCCATCGTGAGATTCAGCCCGCCGCCTGTCACACTGATAATTCCGGTGAGCGATCCTATGGCAACCCAGTTCGTGGGATAGAGGCCATTCAGCAAGAAATTATGTGCTGGCACGGTAGGGATTGACACGCCACTGAGGGTATTAGTAGGTGCTGCATTCTCATCAAAGATGATCACCTCATCTCCAATGGTAAAGTCGAGCGATGAGTCAGGATCAAGAAGCTCAAGAGTAGCCCTTGGCTGCTGATCTCCTATATGGCCCGAATGCGTCAATCCGCTTCCAGGTATTTTGAGCGTGCGATCAAAGCCCCCGATCACAGTGTATGGCATTATTGCGCACCTCCGCTTGTCTGAGTGGTTAGAATGCCTGATCCCCGTAGTTTCCTACTAAGCTTGTCTTCTACCTGTTTTGTCAAGTCGTCAACCTGGGCACGGCTCCACCCACCTTGTGTGGTGACGTTGATGTTGAAGGTTTGATGGACAACTACCGGGCCACCTGCGCTACCTCCTGATGAGGATGAGGATGAGGATGAGGACTTGCCCACAAAGCTATTCGAGACGCTGGTATTGCTACTTTTTAGTGCGCTAATGCCAATAGGAGTTGAGAGCTTATTCACAGCGCTTTGGATAAGAGGAAGGTTATCAGTAAGTCCTTTGGCGTACATCTTGACGAAATTTGGTGCCCACTGATCAGCTTCTGAGCCAGGGCCTTCTTTTGTTGGGCTATGGAAGCCAAGGAAGCTCGCGATTTTCTTGGCTGTATCGGCTAAGGCGGTGCCCACTGCTGCTGCTTTCGCTATGATGCCATTAATAAAACTTTGAATGAGGTTCTTTCCCCAGTCGAGCGCTTTTGCTCCCCATCCGCCTACTGTGGTAGAAAGTTGGTTCCACAGATCGCTTATTGGCTTGGATACATAGTTGGTCCAAGCATTCCTAAAGAAGGTTGAGACATTCGTCCACAGAGCAGTTAGCGGGGCGACAATATAATTAGCCCAAACACCACTAAAGAAGCTAGATACAGTTCCCCATAGCGCAACGAGCGGACCCGCGATATAGCTGTTCCAAGCATTGACAAAGAAGGATGAGATGGCAGCCCACACGCCCGCTACGAAGCCAATAGCTGCGCTAAACCCAAACTGAATAGCTCCTGAGATTTGAGCCCATAGCGTCGTGGCAAACCCGACAACGGCAGTCCAGGCCATAACCAGCCATGCAATGGTTGCCGTCCAAGCACCTTGCAGCCAAACAAAGCAGCCTATGAAGAACCTTACTATTGCATCTACTAACGCTTTAAAGTAGTAGTTATGGTTGTACAGCCATATGAACAATGCCGCTATAGCCGTAATTGGGAAGAATATAACAGCTAAAGCCAGCATGGCCCCTATTTTTATAATATTAACGATAGTATTCCAATTATTCTTTATGCCCGTGATAATCCCATTCCACAAGCCAACAAAAAAGCCAACGATCTTATTCCATATCCCCACGAAAAAGCCAGCTATGCCATTCCACACATTAGTGAAGAAACTCCCGGTGGCGCCCATAGCACTCATAAACCAAGCCGTGAAGCCAGCCCAGACACCTTGCAGGAACTTGGTGATATCTCCCCAATGCTGGACAGCAAGAATGATTCCGGCTACTACCAAGGCTATAGCAGCCCCTATCAGCAGAAGAGGCCATGTCGCAGCTATCACACCCGCTGCAGCACTCCAAGCGGCTATGCCCCAAGCAATAAAGCCCGCTATGAGAGCAGGTAAGGTTGCAAGGAACGCACCTATCTGGATGGCAGCAAAAGCTACGCCTATCCCTATGAGGAGGTCTTTGATTATTTGGGCTTGGACGCTATTTTCATTGAAGAATTCAAGCATTTGACCGAGATCAAACACAAATGTGTCAATAGCGGGAATAACCGTACTTGTCAGAATAGAACCAAGAGCACCAAGAACATCCTGAACGATCGGGCCTATACTCTGCAAAGTCGAGAGATCCATCCTTTGGATTTGATTGCCTAGTGTCTCGAAATCTGCGAGCAGGTTGCTAAATTGGACTGATGAAAGCCAGTTGACAATGTTCCCAAAAACTTGCCCAACAATAGCCCCAAACTGCTGAATGATCGGCATGGTATTCTGAAAACTACGCATAAACCATTGACCGATATCTTGCACAATAGGCGCAAGTTTCACGAATGCAGGTACGATGCTCGTGCTTACAAATTGCGCTACGACTTGCAGAGCCCCGCCGACCTTTTCACCCATGGTGATAGCGAACTGCTGAAAGGCAGGACCAGACACGATTGTCCCTAGAGCTGCAATTCCACCCTTTACCCGATCAATAATCCCGCCCGTCTGTATCATCCCGTCTTTGAGCCCAAGGAAGCTATTGAGCCCCGTCTTGAGGTAGCCACTGAGGGTGGAGAGGATACCAGATAGTGAGGCCGACTGTTTCGCCATACCCCCTTTGTAGAGCGGGTTCATCTCTATGCCTTTGGTAAGGGCATCGATGGCTTCTTTTGCTGGTATGCCGCCATGGCCTGCTAGATCTCTTAACGCTTCTTTCGTCTTGCCAGTTGCTAGAGACATCGCACCTAGTGCGTCAATACCATGTGTCTGCAATTGACTGATATCGCCCCATGTCGCCACACCTGCTACCTGTATTTTGCCTATCTGATCGACAACAGAAGCCATCTCAGCTTCAGTGCCATGGCCTATGCCGAACAAAGCATCACCGAGCGATGTCATGATGGGTATGGTTTTTTTAGCATCAATGCCCATGCCGATCAACTGAGCTGCATATCCTTGGACAGGCCCCGGCTCAAATGGAGTAATGTCGGCAAAATGATTGAGCGTCTTAATCAGCTCAGAGGCAGCCTTTTGAGACCCACCTAGCAAGGTTGTGAAGCTTATTCCTAGTTGCTCGGCACTAGCAATAGGCTCGAGTAGCGCTTGGCCTGCACTTATCGCCCATCCAGCGATATTCTTGATACCCGTCGTGGCGTTACCAATCTTTGAGGCAAAGTTGAGAAAGCCGCCACTTGCACGTTGTATTGTTCCTTCGAGAGAGGCGAAATGCTGTCCGAGTCGCGAGACCTTGGTGCCACCATCTTGCATCTCAGCAGATGCCTTCTGGACAGCACTAGCCAGCCCATTCTCAGCTACCTTGACCTTCTCAGCAGCGAGAGCAGCCCGTGCCTGAGCCAGCGTGAGTTGCTCAGTAGAGGCTTTCCCCCCGGACGCTATATCATCAGCTTTTTTGAGAGCAACAGCCGCCGACGCCTGTGCAACTTCCAGCTTTTTACCAGCCACAGAGGCATCTAGTTGAACCTTGGAGAGCTTGGAGATGTCAGTACCAGCCACAGCCGCCGCTTTACTGACGTTACCTAGACCAGCTTTTGCAACAGTGCCAAGCGCTTCCATATTGCCACCAAGTGCTTTTACTGCCTGTGAAGCGGCATCCTGGACTTGCAGACGAATACGCAAAAAGAGATCATCAGCCACGTTCGATCTCCTTTCTTTGCGTCTCTTCTTTTTCTTTGTCTACTTGCACTTCAGCTTGGGAACGTATCCACTGCTTTTGAGCTTCTAGCCGTGGCGCTTTGAGATAGTCGCTTTTGCAGCCATACACGCGCCACATGATCGCATCTTTTATTTCAGGGATTAGATCTGATTCGCCTCGATAACATTGGAGGCAGGTGGCAAAAAATCTTGTTCCTCCTGCTCGCTCATGTCAGGATTGCGGTTAGAGATTTCATTTGCAATAAAGTCGTAGTAGGGCTTGGGAAGCCTATCAACGTTCTCAGGAGAGAAGATTAAAGGCACTTCAACCACAGATCCATCTTGCTGCTTGACAGTCCTCAAGATGTTCCAACCCTTGACCATGCGCTTCAGAGTGGCAAGCTTGACCGATCCCACCTGGATCTTGACATTCATGCCCTGCTTTTTGAGCTCTTTGCCGACCTCCGTGCGAACGAGCTGATCTTGTATCCATGCGTCATCACCGGCAGTCATTTCGCTCTGAATGATGACGTACTCCGATGGCTTAAACCATGGAGCCCGTATACTCTCTACTTCGCTCGCATTAAATCCGTTGTTCATAGGTCCTCTTTTCAATTTCTTAAACAGTTTGCGCAGTTTCTTCATGTCAGGCCGAGTAATTAGGTGCGAGTTGGTTCTGGGTTACTAACTTGAATTCGTAGCCTAGAGTATCCGTGTACTCAGTACTAAACTTGATCTTTGCTTCTACTCTATCCATCTTCGTTGCATCTCGTTTTGCTTCTATGATCCTTGCAGCAAAGGTAAACGTCCAGTTCTTGAAGTAGATAATACTTGCTGTAGTACCCATATAGACGTTTGACAGGAATTGCACTTGAAGAAGCTGCTTGACGTTCTGTCTGTACTTTTCGTACTGGATAAGGTCAATGAAGTCGATGGTAAGCTCAATCTCGACTTCACGCTGTTTGCGATAGAGAGCCTGATAGCGTTGGGAATTGACTGCTGGGTAGCTTCTAGTACGTGGATTTTTGAAGTTGATCTTCCAGTCCAGAACTTGGTTGTAGGCTGTGGTACCGGGTGTACCTGCCAACGCATCAATGAACCATGCCGTTTGCCAGCCGCCGAGTCCTACATCTTGCGGTTGCCAGAGTGAAGAGAGAGCCCCGATAGAGCCAAATGGAACGTTACCCGTGCTGTTTTCAAGTGGGGTAACTGTTCTATCCCCTATCGCTAGCTGATCCTGAGCACCGCCCTTGCAAGAGACCTTGTTCTCTTTCTCAGTACTCCCCTCAATGCTCACCTCTTCAAAGAATGCGAAGGGATGAACGAGAGCATCCACACCTGTGTACTGCTCGACCACAATTGGACGCAGCGTATCACCAGCTCCCTGGCCAGCCAATCCGACTTGGTAGGTCTCTTGCAGCCCGATAAGGCCATTGAACGCAACAGAACCGCCTGTGAGGCCCGTAGCAGTGATAGAGCCAGTAGAAGCAAAGACCTGCTCAGTGTAGAATGACCCATTGCCATTAGCAGCAGCAGGCATACCGCATACCACGGTTTCAGTTATGGCCTGTCCAAGGGTGTTTGTACCCGGGACTGTTACTGTTCCAACCGCCGATGATCCGGTAACAACAAGCTCTAAGATGCTTCCAGGCCCTAAAGTGTTGGGTTGCGTAGTGAGAGTGACCGGAAAAGAAGCGATGGCCGTAGTAGTCTTGAGAGCTGTAGCAGCCGCTGGTATCGTGACCTGAGTTGGGCTATTGCCTACGACTGCTCGACCGAACCATTGTGCGCAGTTGTCGAGATAGAAATCTTGCTCAAATTTGCCGATGTCCACTACCTTGTTGAGGTTCTTAAAGTTGGTATTCCTGGAAAGCGTTCCCCTTTGTTCCTCTGGGCTATGCTTCTCTATTTTCTCTTCAGATTCGAGCATAGCAGGTACTAGCGTGCTAGCCGCTACAATACCCCAGATCCTCACGATACCGCCTGTAAGGCCTGTAACACTTACACCACTGGCATCAATGGTGTTGTATACCCCCGGTGTCACATATTCGTATGGCTGCGGATTAGACGCTGTGGATGCAACGGGTACAGTAGGTGTGGTATTCACTAATGCGCCCTGGGCCTGAGTGAAGTCCTTGCCAGTGATCGTGATCGTCCCGGTGGCAAGGTTGCCTCTCACATCAATCAGGAGACGCATGCCACTAAAGACAGATCGGCCTGACACAGCGTTGGGCTGTAGGGTTAAACTTGCTGGAAGGCTCGACACGGCAGTCGGCCCCAACAAAGGTACCAGACCAGGATTGGCAACACTTTCCAAAGCTATTCCCACCCGGCCAAGGCTCGAGTTCCCCATGTCTCACCTTCTTTCTTTTAAACTATTCTTTACTCTCTATTTGCTTCTTTTGCGCTTTGACTGCCTTTTCTTCTTCTTGAGGTTTCTCTTCTGGTGTCTCATGTCCCGCGTACGTCCCGTTCTGGAAGAAGACTTTTGTACCCGGTGGATACGTCGCCTCATGTCCCGGAACATCAACGCGCCCATTCTCATCTGCGATCTGTGTTTCCATACATTCCTCCTATGGTGTCATAACAACGCTATATTCATACGTGACATGCAAAACATTGCGATATACGCGGTATACCTCACTACCTCTCACTACATACAAATACTCACCATTGTCCCCTACAATCCTATTGCTCTGGACTTGACCAGGAAGCCCAAGGTTAGCCGATGCATGAAACATCTTTGTGAGAGCGTCCCTGATGCTTGGTAGAGTAATGCTCTCAACTTCTTCGCTGTCAGCATCGCTATAGGGAAGCGTGACCTCGAATGTGAAGTCCTGGACATCATCGATCCTTCCCCCGACAACAGGAGCGCCACCTGCAGTACGTCGCTTGGTCTCATCCTTTGGACCTAAGACAACCTCGAATGCTGGTAGGTTATCCCTGATGTCCTTGAACCTGCCGACCTTGACGTTGCCTGCTGCAAAGAAGTTAGAACCCGATACCTGCACACCTTGTGCCATGGTCTTGATCCGGTCTAATACTGCAGGGGTATTAGGACTTGATGGCACGGCTAACCTCCTGACAATCTTGCAAGTGCAGCCTCTACAGCTTCAGTAAATATATCGTCAATATGCGATTTCTCTTGCTTTAGTGCTTTATCCATATAGAATGCTCCCGGATCATGTGCGTAGTATCTGCCTAGACTATCTACCCTCCCCGAGAACCCGGCTTCCCTGCGCCATGCATAAGGCAGATCGGTACCCATCCAAGACGCATAAGGGTTTTCTACTTTTTTATCCAGACTCCCTTCCAACTTGCCTGATGGATTCTTCCAATGCATATTGGCCCGTGCAGCGTCTTGTAAGCCCTCATCACTCTTCTTGTGCGCTTTCAGCAACTCATCCTCAAGAACTGACTGCCATCCTGAGAACCGCTTTATCTTGGCAATAGCGCTAGGATCGATTGTGTAGGTAAATGAGAGCAGATCAGGCATCATGTACCCCCTGCTAGATTGGCGGGTATCTCTGAATGATCTTGATCAAAGTGCTCTGGTCTACCAGCCACTCTATAAGAATTGATTTGACCTGAGATGTCCGCACTCTGATCTACTAGAAGGTCTCCAATCCTTGCGTCTAGCACACCTCCAATGGTGTATATCCAGTGTGAGAATGACGGTTGAGCACCTCCTATCTCGCTCTTTATCCTCATATCCTCATTTGAATCAATTTGTACAGAGATATTCGTTTTGATAGTATTGTTAGCTCGTTTTTGAGTGACGTATCTTAGAGTGCTCATACCGTCCTCTAATGCACTAGTTTTATAACAATGAAGACGATATCAGCTAACACAGCGATAACGGTAAGGACAAGAATGATGACCCCTAGAGCATTGCGGCGATCCCCCACATAGGGAGTACTCGCAGGCCAGAGGAGCAAAACAAACAAATTAAGAATAGTCAAGAAACTGAAATCTAGTAAAATGCTCATACCGACCTCCTGTACTTCTTTAGCTTGCGACACGCTTCCTCTACCAATGGATCTTTGTCACCACCGCTTGCAGCCCACCTCGTTTTGCGCTTGCCCAAAAGTTGCTCGATCGCCCCGTAAGGATTAGCTAGTAGCCTCATCTGTACTGCAAAGAAGAGCGATGTTGCTTCTTTGATGTCATCAGGGATACTCTGATAGCCTCCTGTGTACGTTGTCCTCACTAGGCCCTCTCGCAGGATCATGGTCCCAGGGCTAAATCTGTACAATCCTTCGCTAGGGACTGGTATCTGTGCAGTTACATCAACTGCATTAAATTGTGTTGCAAACGAAAATGCATGTTCTATAGCTAATATATTTATGATTGGATATGCTTTCAAAAAAATGACGCGTGTGAGTCCACCTTGCGACATAGATGGCATGTGAGCATAGGCTATCTCAGCTTCTTGTGTGAGCATGATCTGTGCATAGGGATCTGAGCTAGATGATCCCCCGGCTTCTGTTGTCTCTTTGTAGAGAAAGGTCACAGCATCACCTGAGTTGTGAGAGATCTGTGTAGCACTCGCGAGATTGATAGTGCCTGGGTAAGGGCTTGCCCAGCTGGTGACGGTGACGCCACCCGGTTTAATAAGAATGGTCTCCTGACTCGACCCGGTACCGATCTGTACCGCCTGTTCGTCGAGCTGATCTAAAGTAAGCGTGCTGGCTACCGAGATCTGTGTAGCGCCTGGACTAGCGTTCTGGTTGAGAGTAGTGCTTCCAGGTGCTTGCAACCGTCTACGGCACTCAGAGTCACAACTCTGTGATGCTCTTGCCAAAAGCTTGTCAATGACGTTTGGAGCAAGAGCAGAGATAGAGGAAGACAAACCGATGCCTAGAGGAGTCTCACTGAGTTCCGTAGGAGTCAGATAAAGTCTAGGCATGTACTTCCTCTTATGCTCTTCATACGTCTTCGGTATATTCAACTGAGATATCGAATGCTCCACCGCCAACGGTTACCCCATTCAAGTTGACTGCAAGCGTTTCAGTACCTCGTAGTACCACAGCTTTTGCAGGTCGGTCACCAAAGCGATGATCTAAAATGCCTGTTTGTGCCGTTGCCAGGCCAACGAATACGCTATCCACTGTCAAGGTACCGATAGCCGTACCAAGACCAGTAGGATTGACAGTATAAGCAGCGATGGCCGCTGTAGAGGCCGTGTCAGCACTGTCATATGCCACCTTGGTAGGTGCTGTTGATGTGCCGCCCGTATCGGCTGCTGATCGCTTGATCAATTGGATATCAACATCAGCACCAGCCGTGGTTTTTGTGCCAGAAATGCGCAAGCGTGTTATGCGTACAGGTGCGCTACCAGGGGTGACGGTGAATATATCCGTTGCAGAAGCAGCAACGACTAATCCAGTAATTGACGCTATATATGTGGGCTTCTGTCCATCAGATGGACCAGCTATGGGCCGGTAATTGCTATCAAGCGGCTGTTGAAATGGCATTTATTCCTCCAATGACCCGGCTCATTTCTTTTTCGTATGATCCGATGTGTGATCCGGTGGCCTTGCCTGCTCATCCTGCTTAGCGATGGCAGGCAGGCTAACTTCCGTTATGCTTCCTGCTCGCTTCTGCTGTTTCGCATAGGCGTTCTGCTCTTCAAATGTCGCCTGACGCCAGCCAAGCTTCCCAAGCTCTCCAACATCATGCTCGCGAGCATTAGCAGGTGGGTCAATCTCTAGGAAGTGGCCTTTCCCCTGATAGTGCCTCTCTGGTGTGCGCTGTCCTCCAATGATGCCCTCAGATAGAGCAACACGAGCATCTTCATCTATTTCGTGGTATAGAAGTATTGACATTAAATGACCTCCACAGGTACGTATACAGCCTCAAACACATCAGGCTTGCAGATAGACTTTCTCCCCTTTTCTGTGACAATCCAATCACCCGCTACAACTGATGTTCTGCCTTCAGACGTGTCTATGTACCCAAAGCTCATATCCCTTGGACGAGGTTGATTATCCCTCCAAGGTTTGACCCCGTCAGGCCATGGCTTTTGAGCAGGATCGAATTGCACAGCGTCTACAATGACTGGCTTTGCCTGATACTTTGCCATCAGGCAGACCTCACTCGACCGATTTTGGCAGCATAGGCAGGTGCTCTCAGAGCTAGCGTCTTATCAGAAGTAAGCGCAAACTGGCGAGTCCTGGCGTTCACTACAGCTAGAAGTGTCGTTTTGATCGGGTTGACCTCTGGACAGAGCAGAATGTCAGGATCGCGCGGGATAAGGTAGATGTCCTCAGTATTCTGAGTGCCAGTCTGGACTCGGGGGAAAGTGACACCATCACTTATAGCGTTGGTGCTGCTACTAGCAACAGTAGCCCAGTACAGGGTATTGGTGGTCGCTGGATTCTGAATGAGCCCGGTATCCGTGAAGGAAACTACAGCCGCGTCTGATGTGATGTCATAAGCTGCGCACACGGCATATAAGCTTGCAGTACCGCTAGAGGTACCACGGAATATCCTATATCCGATGATATCGATCACATTGCCGTCTGCATCGGTAGGAGCTGGGGTTGTCCAGGTGAGGACAACGTTCTTGGCATCGGCTGAAGGTGTCTGTGAAGCCTCTGCACTAGCAGCAGTGAGACCATAGCGGGTTACTGCTTCCATGCGGTAGTAGTAGGTAGTAGCAGCTAAGAGACTAGAGCCAGAGCCAGTATTGCCAGTTGTGCTAACGGTTCCCATGGTACCCTGGTTGGTCATGAAGCTAGAAATGACGATAGGGATGTTGCGATACGACTCAACTTCAACACCACCATCGATAGCATTGTCGCCTACAGGGGCGCTCGGGTCCCCGTAGTCGTCTCGCAAGAACATGCGTTTCATCTGCTGAACGTATCGAGCATTCTGGACATGCAACCCATTGGCATATGACTGCATTTTAGGACTCATCATCCAAAAGTAGTCCATGCCAAGCTCTTGAGCATAGCGACCTCGCACTGCATCAATGGCATTGTCCATCATCTGGAATGCAAGCAGCTGACTGCCCGCATCAATCTTGTTGGCATTGGCTACCATGAGGTCTATACCATCCCATTGCGGCCTCTTGGTATTGAGGGTAGCAGATGCAGAACCGTAGATGTGAGTCGTCTCCTCGAGCCACTCCATAGCCTTCGCATGAGCTCCAAGCTCCAAGTCGAACAGGTTGCCATTGGCGCGTGCGACCTGGACCATAAAGTTACCCAGGTCCCCTACGGACTCTGTGTGTTTGATCGGGAATTGACCTTGTGTGTAGGTAGAGTTAGAAGCTGCTACTGATCCCGTGCCACTTGTGGGAGGTGCCTCTGTTGTGTGCTGTGGCTGTGGGAGTGCTGTCCGCTTATTGAAGAAGAAAGTATCCGTCTCCCATGTCTGATGTGGAATGGCTCTTCCTAATGGCCCCCACTTCCGCTGCAGCTCAGTAAGCACGGTATCGATCCTTTTGAGGATAAGATTGAGAGAGCCTCCCGTTGAGCTTAACGAAAATGTCTCCCGAATCTCTCTAAGACTAGCTGGCATTAAAGTTCTCCTATCTGTACGTTGCCATCGAAGCTATGCTGAGCATCCATCCATCCCATCAACTGGACTTCAAGCTCTTTGAGATCTCGCTCAGCGTTGTACCATTCTGGCTTCGGTCTTGACCGATCAAGCAACTGAAGATGAGTATTGTAGTCTCGTAGCTGCTCTTTCATGTAGTCCCCATTCCTGTAATAAGGCTTCTTAACGGGCTTGTCTTCAGCATTCGAGCCTTCCACCATACTCTTCCTCTGTGGGGCATAGCGCGGGTTTAGCTTTTGCTGCATTTCAGTGAGCTTCGTCTCAAAGGAGGTTTGCATCTCAGTGAATTTTGCATCAAGCGTTTCTTGCATGAGTTGCTCTTGCGTCTTAGGGGCTGCGACGGTATAGCCAGCCTCTTGCAAAAGCTTCAATGCATCCTCTGCAGTCGGCTTGGCCTGAACAGGAATAGTGGCATCGCCTCCCTGTGGTGGATGCTTCTCAGCTTCCTTCTGCTGATTGAGGGCCTGTTGTTGGGTGAAAGCCTCTTGCAACTCCTTTAGGAGCTGGGCTCTTTCCTCTGGTGTCATAGGTTGCTCCGTTTCTGGAGGTGCAGACTTATCGCCCGTACTCTCCTTGCATTCTTTTCCGAGATAAGCGGCTAATCCGCTATGCGCGTTTGCTAGGTATTCTAAGGTCTTAGCTGAAAACTTGGCTCCAACCTCAGTAATACCTAAGAACTTTAGTGCATCTGCACGTTCCATTTTGTCAGGTGCGCATTCTAACCCTATTGCGCATGCGAGATAGTCATGAGTAGTATTGAGTGATTGTGGGTAGAGAGCTTCATTAGAGCCTTTTATTTCTTCTATGAGTGCAGTATCTTTAAATGCGAATACTTCACGAACATCTTGTGGTTCCTTGGACTCTGAGACATATTCAACGCGCGCATTAGGAATACCAGGGGATGAGGTAAAGTCGATGCCAGTCAAGCGTATGTTCTCACCACCAACCATGGGATAGGGCTCGTTGTTGTCTATGTACATCTCAGCATTGATAGCCCGTAGAGATTGAGACTTGATGTAGCCACCTTTGACCAGATTGACAACCTCTCGGCCTGCTTGTGTGTCCGGTACATCTATGAGAGCAAAGGCTTGTGTACCTTCCTTGCCTATGGCTGCAATCTTGCCGACAATCTCATTAGTAGCATCCATGTATGCAGAGTCATGTGAGAGGTAGACAGTGAGAGGAAGCGCATTAGGATCTGCTAGTTGTTCAGAGGCAGCTTGCACAAGACGGTTCACAGTCTTAGCAGGGTATTGCCTGCCATTAAGGGACGTGGCGTCATCTTCTAGGAAGATCGATTTGATACGAGCTATGCGGTTTTCAGTCATAAAAATAGGCCCCTACCTTATCGGTATGGCCTACGTCTCTGTGGACTAAAGCTCTTGTGGATGTTCTGTTGTCTACAGTATAGCGACTTTCGATTAGGAATGCAAGGCGCGGGTGCTACTTGCTAGTGTCACTTGGCAGAAGTCGTGATACATCTGCAAAACCTCTGGCCATGTTTTTGTCTCAACTGTCTTGCAATGCCTACACCGTAAGTGTATCCCTTGTGCATCATAATGCAGAATAGTGTGATTATTTCTGCAACGTACTTTACGATGCTCATCGGGGTTGTTCATTCGTTTGCTCCATTCTTGCTATCTTCTCTCTTGCTTCTAGAAGCTCATTGATCACATCACCTAGCACCATATCAGCATCTTCTTCGTAGGGAGGGATGCGCAACTCATGCTTTCCATCTATAAATTGCTGCAAGGCCGTATGCATCTCTTCTTCAGTTCGATATCTATATATCTTCTTTAGCTCGGTTATTCTTGCCATTGTCGATTCCCTTTCGCAACCATCAGAAAGTCATAGACGCTTTTGTTCCATCTCGCATCTGCAAGCGCGTTATGCTCAGTTCCCTCTTGCTTAGGTAGCTCAGGATTACCTAGGTCATCGCACCATTGTTTCAGATCGCGAGTGTACATGGGGTAGCCCTTGGGCAGGTCTGCCATCGTTCCAAAGAGCTGACAAAATGCTACGTGGTCATAAGCACTGTAATATCCATATAGCTCTATCCCGTCGTTTGGATTTGTGGACATATGGGCAAAAAAGAAGAGCTTGATCTCATCTCGTATCTGGGCACGTGTACGCCATGGACACAGGCTCAAATTAGGACGGTATCCAGGTATTGAGACACACTGTCCAGTATCAGCATGAATACTCAAGTCATACTCCAAAGTCCGCCTCTCATGCCCAAAACCGTTCTGACAAGTGGCTAGATGTGGTAAGACATTCTCTTTCACCCATTCATTCGCTTCTCTTGCATTGAAATCACAATGCTGCAAATACAACTCCCTTCCATCCTCACACGCAATTCCTATGCTGATTAAATCTATAGTCTTTCCATCCTCTATAAACTCTGTATCAAGAAAATACTTCATGCTCTATCCTTTCGGCTTCTCATCCTTCTGCTCAGGAGGCTGCTTATCCTGTGGTGGTTGCTTCCCATCTTGGTTATCGTCTGGATTCTGATTATCCCCTTGCTGCATACGTTGCATGGCTTGCTGAGCGCCTTGCAGTGAGAGCTGAGCTTGTTGTGTCTGCTCTTCTTCCATAGTCTCTAGTCGAGCTACAGGCGTGATGATATTGCCTGTGATGATAGCGTTCGTATCGCCACCTTTCACAGCTAAGCGACCTCTACCCTCACGTGCCTCATTGATCGTGAGAGAGCCATTGCGGATGCCCTTGTCCTCAACATCTGCTATCTCATTATCGTCTCGATAGTCTGCTGTATGTACGTCTACTGCCCAATCCTCAATACCCTTCCCTACTTTTATAGCTCTATAATTGAATTTCTCGAGTATTGTCCTCTTATGCGGCGCTACTGTGTTATAATCGAAAGACTTCTCTTGACTGTCACCTGTACCACCTCCCAAATTGCCTGACTCTATGATGTTGAGCTGAGCAGGTGGCACGCCATACACGACTAGGACTCTATCGCGCTGCTTATTCTGGCTTTTGTCAAAGTCAAGCTCTATAGAGCCTTTACCGTACTCATTGATCTTGCTTCCCCCGTACATGACAGGTGGCCTGTGCGCATTCTCTATGCCTGTGTAGTTTTCCTCATACCACTTGAGGTAGCGGCTCCCATCGCTCTCATCAGAGTCAGGCCCCATCTCAACCCAGTAAGATGGCTTGCCACCTTGGCGAAAGAACTTCTCTCCCCACGTGACCATGCTCCGATCCAAGAATACCGGGTCCTTTAGCCTCTCAATTGGTGAGAGTGCTTTCTTCTTTGCTTTCGGGTCAGGCAACCACCATCTGACAATCTCATGCGGCTCAAATCGTACTATGTCCGTACTCTTCTCTAGCATCTGAGTATATCCTGTGATAGTCCCGTGCTTATCGAAATAGGGCGTCATGGTGAGGCTGTCAATCGGATACAGTGCTGCCACTTCATCCCCTAAATACCCTAATTCACAAAAGGCTTCTCCAAATATGAGCTCATCTGTTACTATTGAGCGTAAGAATTGCAAGAAATCCTCTTCCAGACTTTCAAATGACAGCAGATCTTTTATTCTTCCTGCATTCTTTTCGCTCCCCTTGCCCTTCTCAACTTCAACACTTTCCCATCCACCTGATGTCATACGAGAGGCTATCCTATCCACACAGCCTGATACCCACTGATCACCAAGATAGACCTGGTAATAAATGTCTTTCTTTTGCCTGTCATCTAGCAGCCCGTCGCGTGTCACGACACTGCCTAGACCGAGTGAGGTGTCATCCCATGCCATGCTGAGATTTTTAGGCCCTCTCGACTGTGGAGCCTTCGCACTCCGCTTCGATGCTGCTTCTAGGTTGATGATACCCACATTGCGCTCGTACATTTCTGAGGTGTGAGAATTGGAAGGGTACTTAGGAACATCATACGGGCGTTCTATCACACGTGAGCGCCGTTTTCGTGTGCGTAGCCAGTTAGGGAAGCTTATCGCCATGGCCTAGTCCTCCTAATGGACAACAAGAATTATCTGACCATCCAAGAAACAAGGAGTGAACCCGAGCGCAAAAAGATCTTGCTCAATTCTATTCCTCTCATGAAAGGCTTTCTTTCTCTCATCTTTATTTATCTGCTTTAGTTGTGCGTTGTGTAGTCTTTCCCACTCATTGACTTTTGAACGCAGTTGATCAACATTGATAGATTGTTCTACTGTTACCGGCTCTTCATTTATCGCCATGCTAATTCGTCCTCCTCTTCATACAGTTCTCTCTCTTTCTCTTCTTCAGTTGGCTTGTGTACGACCATACCGCCTACTGCATTCTTGCCACCCATTAGTTCGGTAAACGCCCATACATGCCCATCCAGACGGTCTGGAGATCGCTCGCCGGGAACCCAGTTACACATCTGATCTTCGGTATCTGAGAATACCCCCACGTGGTGGATAAGAGCACGCTGGTAAAGATCAGAGATAGGTTCAGCTCGTAGTTGCTTCCCACGTGAGGCTCTTACTGCCTTGAACTTGATACTCCCCATATTCCTCTCTTTTGCAATATTGCGGATAATTGTACCAACCATCTCACCTCCAAAGTTGATCTCACCAACAATACAATCAGCTTGAAATATGTCATAGGCCTTAACCGCTGCTGTAGCCCACTCATTTGGCGTCCCTACCATACTGTAATCTGCCAACATGTAGCCGTGATTATCGACTCCCAGACCTGCTACAATGATGCCAGCTTCAGCAGGGTCCTCACTTGTCTCTAAGCTCGTAGCAGGTGGGTCTACTGCGACCACAATGCGCTTTAGCTCAGGACATTCCCGTACACGGTTATCATCAATCCATTTCCTCTTCCACAGCGCCCCGTCAATATCATCTACTACATCCCCATCTATTTCTTGCTTGCCAAGTCTAGTCCCTTTATATTTACGGTCTATTTCATGTATAAATCGTTTTGATAGGTTTTCTCTATTATCATAAGTTGAGCCATTGGTAACAACAGTGCTGGGATCAGCAAGTAAAGCCTTTATTTCTTTGGTATTGCGCGGAGTTGTAGTAAAAATAGCTTGTGGCTCAACACCAGGCGCAGGGTAAATACGCAAGCCGAATGAAAGTTGGTCAAATGCGTCCCAATACTGCCATGACGCTAATTCATCTCCCCAAGCAAATGAGTGCTGCGGGCCTCGCATCTGGTCGGGCTCTTCGGCGCTGTAAGTTGTGGCATACGAGCCATTAGGCCATATCAAGAGCCGCTTCGATGGGTAGTATGTGGGCGTAAACCAAGGTGGCGATATCGGAATGATACCGGATCGGCCCTTGATCATCACATCCCTGACATCGGCTACTGTTCTACCGACTAAGGCTATGTGACACCCGGGGTATTCCTGAGCTTTTTCTATGATCCACTCAGCACCGGATCTGGTCTTGCCAAAGCCTCTACCAGCCTTGATAACCCAGGTAGACCAGTTACCCTCGGGTGCTATCTGCTTGTCACGCGCCCACGCTCGCCATGTATATTTAAGCCTTAATGCTTGTTCCTTTGGAACCTTTTTAATGTACTCATACTTTCGTTTTTTGCTCCATGAAGCAAATTCACGAAAGAGCCTGATCTCTTGATCAAGCGTGATGTTACCTTTTGTTAGCCTAGTCTTTATCTTCATTGTCTATAGCCGCTGAGAGCCCCATGAGCAGTTCATTCTTGGCCTGCTCTGCCATCGTATTGATTTCTGTATGAATGTTAACCTCTGGCTGCTTATCCCTATACTCTGGCATGCGTGCCTTAGCCATGAACTCAAGAAGCCGGTCACTGGGCTCAATCACCAGAGGTAACCTGCCCTCTACATCAATAGTCTTCCCTTTCATGGCACGTGTCCATATCTCAGCACGGATCATATCGTTGGCATCTTCTTTCGCCTCGTTGTATCGAAATGAGAAGGTCTCATCATGCTCTTCCCACTGCCTGATTGTCGATCTGTCTATATTCGCCGTCATACATGCCGCTCTTACATTAGCTGTCATTGAAAAAGCTTTAAGAAACTTCTCTTGCGTTTCTAGCCTCTGTTGTTTTGTTAGCCTGTTTCCTGGGCTTCTTGCACTCGTTCGTACGTGATGTGATGGTTTGCGGGTATCAGGCATGGGTAGCCTCCTCTACACGGTCTAGGAGTGTGGCTTGTTGGTTGGTGAGTTGTTCCCACCTCGTGATACATACGTCAATGTAGGCAGGCGATAGCTCGCAACCGATGACTTTGCGCTCCCCTGATAGGTTCTCAGCAGCTATCACAGAGATACCGGAGCCCAGGAAAGGATCAAAGATGATATCTTGCTCGGAGCCATATTTCTCAAATGCCCACTCTGCTAGCTTTATGGGCTTCTGCGATGGATGTACGCGTCTTTGCCCTTGTTCGCTTTCCTTCATTAAACCATTCCACATGTGTTTGAAGATGCGCACCGCGCTATCATCACTACACCACGCTAGCTCAGCATCGGCAAAGTTCCCTGTGTTCTCTTTATCCCATACAATCCAACAAGAGGAGTGAGGAAGAGCCTGCGCATAGTAGTTAGCGCCCCACCATATTTGTACAGCCTTTGGGAAAGACTCGAGGCATAGAGCAGAGGAAGCTATAGCCGTGTCTATGCTATCATCACCAACTATGGGAGCATACTTGCCAGCTTTTATCTTAGGAGCGATCCTAAGATTATTTTTACTTCCTGGTGGATTTGCGCCTCCGATACTGCCTCTATCTGATTTGCTCCCAAAGGGCTTGGAACCACCGACGGTTCCAAGCCCTTTTCTATTCTTCACACCGCCAAAGGGGATATCATATGCCTCACCTCCACCAACGTATCCGTTGGTGGCAACGATATCAATGCCATATGGTGGATCACTCCAGACAAAATTTACATCAACATTCTTCAGAAGCTTTTCATACGTCTCTTTGTCAGTAGCATTCATACAAGCTATAGTGTGACGTCCCAGCTGCCATACATCCCCCAGCTTTACCCGCGTCTGCTCTTCATCTGGCTCAGCTTCAAAATCGTCCTCTTCATCCTCACCTTCATTCCCGAGATACTCATCTCCCAAGCCCTCTAGCAGTTGCCTCAAATACTCATCATCCGTTCCAAGGCTTGCTAGATCAAACCCCGCGTCTTGTTGTTCTTGTAACAGCTCGGCCAGTGCCCTATCATCATCTTGTGCTTCTTGACTATGCATGTTGTCTGCAATTAAGTAGCCAGAAATTTGCTCCTCAGTCCAATCAGCAGGGAGAATATCGGCTCTCAGCTCTGTGTAGCCTAGCTTTGTAGCGGCTTGCACAATCCCATGCCCTGCTACAATCAAATAGCCCTGTGGCCCATCCTGTACAACAATAGAGCGACCCTGGCCGAACCTCACAAGGCTGCTCACCAGCTTGGATACTTGCGCCTCTGGATGCTGACGGTAGTTTCTCGGGTGAGCATTCAGTTTATCCAATGGCACTATTCGATTTTGCTTCAGAGGGCTCTCACTCATATCTCACCGTGGCATTCTTCTCGACTCAGCATACAGCGCCAACCCATAGCCCACTATCACACCAGCTATCACACCTACGAGACATACTATCAGTTCATTCATGCATTCACACGTATTCCCTGGTTGGAGTGGATAGACATGAAAACGTTTTCCCTGAATGCCATGCCTATCCTGAAAGATCATGTACGATGGGCCAGCTATGACTCTGAAACAAACAAAAAGTTGAAATGGGGCTGACCGATGTGAGCAGCCATTGCTACTCATCCACATTGTAACATGTGCACAAGTGAAGTCAAGATGTTTAGTGCAACATGCACTAAACATGGATATTTGTTCTACATGAAAGGCACATAAAAAAGCTCTCTTCAGTTTCCCAAAGAGAGGCTAGTTGGCTGGTTTGAGGCCCTAGCATACCTATACGTCTTTTAACGAAATGACATATTTTCGGGCTGATTTTCAGGTGGCAACCACACCCACAAAAGCGTGCGATTCACACCACACGGCACTCTGTTGAAAGAATAGCATCCTCAGTGTAGCAGGTGCGTCAATCTTTGCGATCTACCCATATTTATCTGTCAGTTTACCTGTGAGATGATGGTATTTCCATATAGTACGCTCTATCTCTTTGATCTTGGTTTGCTGCTCATTGTAGAAGGGAAGGCATGTTTCGCAGATACTCAGCTCCATTTTCTGATGAGGGACCTGTATATCATGCGCTAGGGCTCCACAGATAGTACAGAAAAGTTTCAACTTATTCCCCCTTTCTTTCGCTCATTCTCTAAATCCACAAACATCCCCTTAATCTCTTTCATCCTCTGCTTGTGCTCTAGGTGTCTTGTCACCATCCTGTATGTGAACAGGATAGCTGTGAGGGCTCCAAGCAACCAGAGGACTCCATTAGGCCACATCAGCTATTCCTCCTTCCTTTCTGTCTTATCACACACGCCTCTATATCCTCACGATTATACATAAGACGATTATTTAGCCATTCTGTCCGTATTGGCTGTTTTTTGCTTTTTGACAAGAGTCGAACGTAATCCACAGATATCGGGCGACCCATTTTCTGACTAAGCATTTGAGATGCATCCCGTGCAGATATATAGTCTGCAAGAGGAACTATTTTTTTAGGCATACACAGGCCTCCAGAGCTATAGTTGTGCGTATCTAGTATATCACAACGGAGTTATCGTCTAGACGATAACAAGGGCCTGATGATATATCGTCTAGACGATAAAAATAGGGAAATAGCTACCGATACTTAAAACATGTCAGTATTTATCTATAGTGTAGTGATTTGTACTAATACTATAATCACTACACAGTTGACTAATCCATTAATCGAAGCATTCAAGTCGATGCATCTCTTGCATCCCTTCACTCATTCTTGTCCCATTCCCTTAGTAGCATTTCCCGCAACCGATGCGTCCAATACGCAAAGTAGATAGTGCTACCCATGAACAGAAGAATAAGCAGAGATGATCCAATAGCTAAAACTACAAAGTCATGTTCACAATCACTCATTCATTCCCTCTTCATCACATAAAATCACGCATTCAATATAGTAGAAGATCTCATCAGCATATTGAGGGAAACGACATATCCATCTCACAATCGTGTCATACACCGGATTGTCCTCAAAGTCTGCCATGCTCTCGTTGAGCACGTCTTCTAGATCTTCGTTAAGCCTGAAGCGTTCTACACGTCTTTGAGCTTGGATTAAGCTATCATTCATTCTTTCCTTCTTCCTCTTTCATGCGTTTTAGCCACTTATCATAACACGTTTTGTGCCTGTTCTTCTTATTAAAGGCATCACGCATGATGTACGTATTAGCAGGGAACCACTGTTTGCAATCAGTACACCAGCCTGGATAGGCACTTACTATCAGCATTTCATACGCCATTATATCTAACCCCTTCTATTTGCGTTGAGAGCCAGATTTGAGCCCTCAATAGTTGAGTAAGTAGTTTATCTGTTTGAGCCGCTGCAAGTCGTCTCTTGCGTTCTACAGCGGCTCAGGATAGTCTTTCTTGGATGCATCGATAATCTCATCCTCACCTTCCTCTTTGACCGTTGCGAGATACTCGAGGTATTCAGGCGACTCGAAGCTATGGCAGACGGTATAGCTCTCGATAGGCCCAAACTTTGCTTGAATAGCTTCCATCAGTTGCTTGAAAGCCTCGCTCTGGTAGAAATCTTTGCTCATCTCATCTCCTAATGCGCCGGATAGTTGATACCCACCACGTCGGCAACTTCCTGCTCTACTCTCACTCTCACCTCACCTTTATCCTTGTGTGCTATATCCCCCTGTTGCGTCTGGGAAGCCTTGAATAGACGCGTCTTGGCATCCTTAATAGCCGCTTGTACCTCTTCAGTCGTAGCGGCTTCTAGTGCCTCCTGAGTGACAAAGGTGATGACTGCCGTCTGCCTCCTCATCCCGTACCGAGTCGGAACATGTAGCGAGACGATAAAGCGCGGTGCCCAGCGGCTGAGCAGATTGAGCCCAGCCGACTGGACGAGATCTTCGAACTCTTGCTTCTTCAAAATTCGTCCTCATCATCCTCATAGCTACTCTGCGTCTCAGAAGAGCCCCCATAGAACTCCCTGGAATTACAGATGTGCTCATACGCGGCGACCACCTGCCCATCAACGATACCCGTGCACACAATCTGGTACACCTCTTTCACCTTGCTGTCTGACCTGTCAAACATCGAGATGTCCCCTAGAATGACATGCGAGAGTCTCACCAGCTGGTCAGGGTCTTCATCGCCGTCCGCCCAATGGTGAGGCAAGTAGACCACCTCCGGTATCCCCTGTACCTGCACGTCTTCTGTAGGTGCCTCATCCCATAATGAGAGTTGTATCATCCTGCTCATTCTTCTATCCCTTTAAACAGCATCTCTGCACACGGTAGCGTCTCTTGCTCTATCGTTACAAGAGCGCCTAGTATCTCAGCGTACTCTTCATCGCACCTATCCCCATACACACCTTCAAACAGCTCTTTCAGCTTCTCAGCAAGTGGGCCATTGAGGATTGCCACTATCTCTTTCGTGAGTTGCCTGATGCGCGGCTCTTCTTCCCAGGTCAGGTCATTCATCCTACTTTGTCTCCTCTCTTCATCGCCCGTTCAATCTCCCCTATCCTTCCTTCTGTTGCCAGCACCGCGTATGCATGCCACCCTTCCGGGCCACTTCCTATCATCAACGCGCCGTTTACCTGCAATGGCCGATAGTGGTGCTGGTTGCCAAGCTGCATCACTTCTTCAGCATGCACGCTTACCTGCTCTTGGAGTGCTTTCTTTTTCATGATGCCTCTCCTTTCGCCCAGCTATCCCTGGCTTGAGACTTTGGTTCTATGAAACTCCATATGCACTTGCATCCTATCGCCTTTCGTTTGCCGCAAGCAGGACACGCCTCTAGTCCACACCCTTTTCCGTGCAGCCGAAACTCTTCTTGTGCACATGCAGAGCATCTTCCTCTTTTGAGAATATCGTACGTCTCTTTTCCGACCATAATACGTGCATTTGGGATATTATTGATCCAAACATCCCAATCTGTAAAACTGCTCATCCCACCACCTGCTCTCTTTCCACCAGCCTCTGCCAGTGCTCTATCCTACTCACCAACTTCTCACGTTGTCCCTCACTCAGCTCTAGCAGGCCTCGTTCCCACCTCACACGGCCATAGCGCATATGACACGATGAATCAACAACGAGATGGGCATAGTTCATACTCTGGGCAAACTCAAGGATCTGTTCGTTGGTCATGATGCCACCTTCTTTAATATGCATATGCATCTTCATCTGTATGCCCTAGGACAAAGAACGTTATTGTCTCTTTATATCCATCCGTCGCTGTATATTGCTCCATCGCTATTATACGCCATCCATAACTAAGCAATTGATTTACTCTATAAACTTCACTCTCCTTTGTTACCTTTCTAACGCGTTCTATGAATTCTCTTCTTTGATACCTTTGTTCTATTCTAGGCTCTGCTTGATTTGTTTTACAGTGAAAGCGCCCATGGCACTCCTCGCAAAGCGTCGTCAAATCGTTGAGATCTTCATTCCCGCGTCTCTCATAGGTCCGGTGGTGAACATGCAATTTCCCATCACTGTTACAAGCCCTGCAGTGATAATCATCACGCTCTAGGGCTTGATCTCGCTTTGCTCTCCACTCTGGCGTCTGTAAGTACTGCTCATATGGCATGGTCCTTAATGCTTGAACACGTTCCTCGTTCATCGTAAAATCTCCCTTCATTCATTTACTATTTCAAGATTGCCAAACTTTGTCTGCTCAGCAAACCATTTGAGTGTTACTTCTCCTAAAGGTCCGTTACGGTGCTTGGCTATAATCAGATCTGCTAGTCCTTTGCGCTCGGTCTCAGGATTGTAAGCATCATCTCGGTAGATAAACATCACACAGTCCGCATCATTCTCTATCGAGCCGCTCTCTCTCAAATCTGACAATTGCGGTATCTTGATCTGACGGTTCTCTACCTGACGGGATAATTGCGCTCCGGCTAGGACTGGGACATCTAGCTCTTTCGCTAGGTTCTTGAGATCGCGACTAATCTCTCCCAGCTCTAGCACACGGTTCTCTATCCGCTTGCCCTGCTTGTTGGCAGTGAGCAGTTGCAGGTAGTCGACTACGATGAAGTCAAGACCTTCCTTGGCTTTCATCTGGCGTGCTCGACTGCGGATCTGAGCTATTGAGAGACCCCCGGTATCATCAATGATGAGTCCACTTTGAGAGATGTCCTCCATAACCTGCATCACTTTCTCCCAGTCATCCTTCTCAATCCATCCGGTCTGAAGCGCCGTATTGTTCACACCAGACTCACTGGAAATGAGCCTGTACCCCAACTCCTCTTCACTCATCTCAAGGCTAAAGAAACCGACCTTCTTATCCTGTTTCGCGGCATAATAGGCCATATTGAGCATGGCAGATGTCTTACCCATTCCAGGTCTGCCAGCGATAATGTAGAGCGCACCCCGACGAAAACCCTTGGTGAGTTTGTCGAGATCGTGAAAGCCACTGGGTACACCCACGATTGACGTTTTGTTCTGGGATACCTCATCGAGCCGGGTCATACACTTGGACATCACATCAGAGATCAGGCTGTAACTCGAGCGGTTGCGCTTCTGACTGATAGCAAAGACCAGTTCTTCAGCAGTCGCTAGCGCGTCGTCTGCCGGGTCATTTTGAGCAGAGGCGGCCATGTTACCAGCTGCTAGGATAATGCGCCGTCTGACCGAGGTATCTTCAATGATTTGAGCATAGCTCTCAGCATTGTTAGTGGTCGGCACCTCGTTGATGAGGGAGGTGAGATAGCTAGCACCGCCTACCTCGTCTAGCTTGTTCTTGCGCTCTAACTCATCACAGATGGTGAGATAGTCAGCAGACTCACCGCGACTAACGAGATACTCTATCGCCTCATAGATCGTTCTGTGTGCATCACGGTAAAAGTCACCTGAGTGAAGGATATCCCCCACTTGGGTATAGACACTGGCGTCAATCACAATACTCCCAAGCAAGGCTTTTTCAGCATCAATATTGTTTGGTATCATGGCGCTTTTCATACATTCGCTCTCTCTTTCCTCAATTTTTCACGCATTGCTTTCAGGCTAAATCCAGGGACGGCTACCAATTCGCCCGACGGCGGTTCTTGAGTGGTCGGTTGTGGCTCCGGGTCAAAGGTATAGTTGCGCATGCCACTGCCTGAAGATGACTTGGAAGAGTCTTTGGGTTGCTCAGCTTTGCGCTTCTTCTTCTTCCACCCATTCAGGTTGTCTGCATTAGCAAGGTTCCCGGGTTTGACCGTTTTGTCATCGAGTCCGGGGTCTTTATCGATCTGCTGCTCTGTGAAGTCGTACAGGCTCTTCATGTCCTCAAAGCTCTGCACGTGCTCAGAGAGTGTGGCCCAGTGCCCTTTGTTGGTGAGGTTGACCTTGACTGCCATGCCAAGCTGACACCACCATTGATGTTGCTGCTTCTCTTGCTCGTCATAGATACCCAAAGGGGCAAGCTTCTCTGTATGACGTTCAATTGATGCGTTTCCTGTAGTCACTGTGGCTATAGGCAATTGGGTCTCAGGTGGGTTATCCACATCAGAGACGGGTTTATCCACAATAGGTGTGGATAAGTATTTCTCCTGAGCAAAAGAGGATTGAAGGGATGAATGCGTGAGGGAATCCGGTTCGATTTTTGTAGAGTCGTTGGCATTCGTACTCTCTTTCGATTCTATGTTAGGTTTCTTAGTAGATTCTATGTTGTGTCTACTTTTAGACGGGTCCTCGTCTACTTTTAGACGGGTATCGCGTTTACTTTTAGACGGGTCCTCTGAATTATCCCGTCTATTAATAGACGCGTCTACTTTTGGACGCGTATGTTTAGGGTCTCTTTCAGGCAGAAGTTTTACTCTACGGTTAAGTTCTTGGCAGTTGAGTCGATACTTATAAGTATCTTTGCCGTACATGCGGTGCTTTTCGCGGGATAGAAGACTTTCACCTATCAGTTCTTCTAGGCTGTCAATAATGACACATCTGCCAAACATGCCATACATAGCCTCTATCCACTGAGGATAGGTCATGTAGATAGCCAGGTCCTCACCTTTGCCGCGTTTGTCATTCGTCCAGCTTTCCATGATGGCTAAGATGAAAGCTTTGCAGTGAGAGGAAGCCTTGCTCTTATTCTTCTTGTATGAGCAGTTCTGGCAGATATGCAGATACTCTTCTCGAAGCTCGATAAAGTAATAGTTTGCCCTGTGCTCAATGATGCTATTGTTGCTCATAGACGCGCTCCATTTCTACTTATCGCTATCCAGCACGTCTATGTACTGCCTTGACCTTTTTGGGAGACAAGGCTATACTAAAAAAGGATAGCGAGTTCCTAGGGTTGTCCCTCGCGTTCGCCAAAACTCTTAGGGGCAACCTGAATGTCATTAAATCTTTAATTGTCCACTGCCACCCAACGGTGGCTTTTATTTTGCCAGTATCGCCAGTATCCTGTCTTCTGTTAGACTTTCCACCTTCGACACAGGCGCGATATAGCGCCACTCTATCCGGTTGCTCTCTTCTGCTTTGCGCCGAGCTGCATAGAGATAGAGCTTGCCTTTCCTTCTGGGTTTCTCCTGGGGCGTCCACCCCTGGTCTAGAATGAACTGTTTGACTTGATCCATTGTCATACGTCTCCTTGTTAGACAACATTTTACCATGTTGCCTAACAGGTGTCAAGCGATTTTGTTGAGTGCTCGTAAATCCGTTCATGCTCTATCTCCTGTATGCTTCAAAGTAATTGCGTGCTGCAGAACTGATAAACGCTAGGATGTACACCATCTCGATATGTGGATATTCTTCAAGAATGTCGTCAATGGTTTTATTCATGCATGCTATGCCAATCATAAGCTGAAGTGTCATTCGGCTGTATTTTCTCTTCATGCCATCTCTTCCTTTTGCGCCTTGTACTCAAGATAGAGTTGCTTTACCTCTGTATACACCTTGCGCTTCTCTTCTTCATCTGTGATATTGTTGTCTTGTATGCGCGTGTGTGCTTCATACCACACTTTGGCACGGTCAACGCCTTGCAAGTCGTCTATACCGTAACGCTTGTCGCGTTCGGTTATCTCACGGTCTCGTTTGGCGAAGGGGTTTTCTTCTGTCATGCTGGTTCCTCCTCACGTTGTGGGATAAAGTGCTGTACCCTCTCAGCACTCAGGTAGATACGTACACGGTCTTCAGCCTCTTCATAGCCGTCAGAGCGTCGTCTGTGGCACGCACGGCAACAAGGCACCACGTTGTCATAGGTAAGGCCACCACCGGGACGCACCATCTCTATCACAGAGCACTGATACTCTCTGCAGAAGGCGCATAGCCCTGCATGGTCGGACAATGTGGACAACCAATGGACAAGAGTGAGTGTGATGGGTACAATGCCTTGACGATGTGCTTGACGGCATGCGCTTTCTACCCTATCGTGCTCTCTAAGCCTGTCTTTCGAGTAACATTTCTCGCATATCCCGTAGGAGTGTCTAGCTGAGAAGGTGAGGCCACATATGGTACAGGTGGAAGTCATGCTCCAAGCTCCTCTATGGGCAAGGTGTCGTTTAACACAGGTAGAAGGCTTTTTGTAAGCGTTAAGCTTCTTATACGATAAAGCCGTGATACATATTCTTTCTCTGTAAGCTCTTCATTTTCGTAAAAATGTTTATGGGCCTCTTCATTAACGGGAATAACGCGAAAAGCCCAAATATTAGGCCAGTAGATGGGGATGATGAATGGGAGCGGCCCCTCACTATATCCGTCTGCTAGTAAGGTTATGGCCTTGTATGATGGGTGTCTTAGATCAGGTTTTTGAGCCGTAAACCGTTTGTAGTCTGCAAGCAGCACGGGTTTCCCTGTGTTGTACTCAACGGCCAGAAAATCAAGATCTACCATTGGGCAATTAAATCCCCAGAGCCTATGACGTTCACTCAGCTCTTTGTCTCTCCATCCGGTTCGTTCGTTTGCGCTCATGCTGTCACCCCACTCACCAAAGAGGCTTTTATTTCTTCTATAGTCACAATGCAGGTTTTGTCGATATCGCATCCAACAAACTGGCGTTCCATCTCCATAGCAACAATTGCCGTTGTCCCACCACCAACGAATGGGTCACAGATGAGTTGACCAGTCTCGGTAAAGCGTTCAATGATATCTGCCATTCCGCTTTCAGACTGACCCCACTTGTGAAAGCGTTTATCATTTTGATTGACATCGCTCTTGCAGACATCACCAATCCACTGGCCTGTATATTCGCCCTTCACATACCACAAAAGTGGTTTCCAGAATGTATTGACATTTCTTTGCCAGAGCTGAGGGGATTGACCTCCTGGTGTGAGATAGCTCAGCATCCATTGGTAGCTCATCCGTTTACCTAGTTTCTCCATGATTTCAGGTAAGTAGGATTGCCCAACCATCGCAATAAGAGATCCGCCGGGCTTCAATGCGTAGGCAGCAAACGCGGCTAGATCGTCATAGACAGATAAAAATTCTCGAGGGTATGGTGGATCGGTGATAATATAATCAATGCTCTCTGGCTGTACATACTGTGAAAGTTCGGAAACGCTACAATGATAGAGTTGACAGTGCTCTGCTCTGCTCACTGCTTCAAGGTAACGCTGGTGTCTCAATTCCTGCTGTCTTACTGCTTCCTCTTCTTCTTCCTTTTGCTTACGACGTGCATCTTTATCTTTTTGTTCGTATTTCTTCAGTAGTTTATGTGCTGCGTTAATGCTCTCATCATTCAGTGTCATTTTTAGGATGTCGCTACGTTCACTAAGTGCCTCATCCATGTACTGGACAATTTCTTTGCCCTTTTCGTAAGTCTTGCCGGAACCTAAACCGACACGACGGGCTATAACGTCGCGAACGTCACTATCTGCAACTTCCCGGAAAATTTTCCGGGAAGTTGCATCTTTTTGCTTCCCCTGTCTCTTTTTTGCCTTTTCCTCTTCTATCGGTTCCCACGTCATTCCCTCTCTAATCTGCTGTTCTGGAGTTTTGCCCCTATTCTCGTTTTCCCGTAAAAGGCGTTCCATCTCAGCTTCTTCAGAGGCAAACTTCTCTATCACAACGGGAAGCTCTGTATAGCCTAGCCTCTTAGCTGCTTGATAGCGTCTATGACCACTAATAACCATGTACTCAGGATTGACGGTAAGCGGCTTAATCCATCCAGACTCTTGAATGCTTTGCTGTAGAGCCGTGATATCCTCATCACCGTAGATCTCGACATTGCGAGGGTGTGGCTGTAAGAGTGAGATATCAATTTCTTGTGCTAATTCGACTGCCATGCTAATTTCCTTCTTTCGTGTCTTCTGTTTTACTGCTGTCAATAACCTGTTTTATCTTGTCCGCTTCCACCACCTTGGGTACACCCAGACTCTTTCTCAGCTCTTGCAAGCTCAGCTCGAAGAGTTGGTCGAGCGTCAAGTGTTGTACCTCTTTTGCTTCTAATGGTTCATGGATAGTAGCATGTGCCCTCTTCTGTGCATCTTGCTCCTGTATGTTCGATTGGTCGGTCATTTGTCTTCCATCTCCTTTTCAGCTCTAGATAGGCGAGAAACGCTCTAGCTTCTTGTGTGTAGTTCATGCTTGTCTTACCCATTCGATAAGGTATGCTGCATACAGCGGGTGATATATGCAAAGATGCCTAAACCATACTTTATCTGAAACATATACTATTGTTAGGTCTGTGCCTGTTGTGTAGTTCATACTGTTATCTCCTCATCCAAACGGGACAAATGACAGTGCGTAGCTAAATGCTATAATTGACACAACAAATACGATGATGTGTGCTAGTGCATATATGTCGTGTTTAGTTCTCATGATGTTGCCTCCTGTATTGTTTGTGGTATCTCAAAATGCAGGTTCATGAAAGTTACTCCGCCTGGCAGGAAGGCCATGATTGCAAGCACACGTGTAAGCCGATTGATCATCTCTTTTGAGTTGCCTCTGTCCTTCTTCCGATCTGGCGCGTACATCAGGTCCTCACATGGTGGGCCTGCGAGCATATCTCCGTACTGCTTTGCGTAGTCGAGATGTTCCTGGCTGATGCCACCAATTTTCTTGATGTCATGGATGCGCAGTGGGACGAGTGTCTCGACAAAAAGAGGCATCATCATAAATGCGGTCTCTTCACTCATTTGCATCTCCTGGCATCAAATCTTGCATACACAGCTCTCGCTGGTTGCCTATCCTTATCGTGAAAAGAGCCCAGAGTGCCATAGTGCATATCACGCATATAGGCCAGTATGTGAGCATTGCGCTCACAATGTCGAGTAACCATGCTACTACAACATAATCCGGTATCATAGCATCCACCTGTTCTCATCCTTGTCACGCAGCTCTCGTTCCTGCTCGACTTGTAGGATGTATGGGAGTAGAGGGATTGCTAGCTTCTGCAATACCAAGAACTCTATGTCTGCTGCTGTTGTGTGGATTGAGGCAAGCTGTACCATGCGTGCATCTATGGCACGGGCTAGAGCTAGGGACGCTTCTGGACTACAGCACTCTAGTGTAGTGGTGATGTCTGTGGTGTTCATGGCCGCCAACCCTTCATAGTCTCGCTAGCGCGTCTGTCGTACTGGATGCCGATGTCTGTAGCCTTCATGCCGGGGAACTTGCCCTCGTAGTCCTTAGAGAGTTGCTCAGCCTCATCAATTAATGCCTGCTGAAACTCTTCCAGTGTGAATACGCCTCTCTCTATGAGCAATCTTGTGAGGACAGAGGAGCCAGCTCGCAAGAGGACAGTCGTCGCCCGATGGTCGCATATAGCCTGATAGGTGGGATCATCAGGGGAGAGCACAGAAACGTCATTCATTGGCAATGAAGGGACTTCTTTTTGCTCTGCTTGGACTCTTTGTTCGAACTCTTCTAGGGTAAAGACGTGCTTATTGAGCAGCAATTGTATGAATGCAGAGTTCTCTGCTGTAAGGAGAATGGTAACCTCTCTGTGGTCTCGTATGGCATCCCCCTCAGGATTGCCTTTTACACGTGTGCCTAGCTGCCAAGAAGCAAATACACTTCTCCATTTAGTAAGCTTGTTGAGTGCGTTATAGCATCGCTGTGCTAAGTCGTTTGTGTTATTTTGCATGTCTATCCACCTCTATCAATGTATACTGTTCCCACTTCTCTAGTGTGTCTCGCATGAGAAGGCCGTCAACACACATCAAATCTTGCTCTTTCAGCATTTGGCACCACTTGCACGATGCGAAGTGCTTGCTGATCTCGATCTTGATGAGGCTGCAGAGTCGGGTAGCCTCACCGGGCGTGATACGGTCGTGCTCTGCTGTGGGCTCTGTAGCCTTTGGAGCAGGCAGAGCAGTCGCTTGGAAGGTGACCGTGTAGGGGGTTGGCTTGCAGTCGTGATAAGAGTCGAGTCGTGATCCGTACACGGGACGGCCACAGTGACGACAATCATGCAGATATTTCATACGGCTACCTCCCGTGGCGCTAGCTCTACAAAGACAATCCTGTGTCGATTGTGTGTGACCTGCTCGAGTTTGATCAGCTTTGCCTCTTGCAGCTTGGTGAGGTCGGACATCGCGACGGGAAAGGCCACCACATCGGCTACGTGCTGCAAGAGGTCGCCTGTGACGATAGAGCAACCGTATCGGATGTATGAGTCACACCATAGGCACTCAGAGGCTTTGTGGTGCGATTTCAAAGCGTAGTAGAGCTTGCGAGGCTTGAGATTGCTTGGCCCTGGCAGGTGATTGTGCGCAAATCTGGACGATTCACTCATGAGGCAACCTTCCTTCTATCTTGTGCATACTTTATCAGCAGTTCCTTCTTGTGGATGTCAGTTTTGATCATGAGGCTCTGAATGTGCCAGTACAGTGTGTGTATGCTAATATGCAGTGTCGTGCTTATGTCGTCATATGTGCAGCATTCTGCTAACAGACTGAGGACTTGCTCTTCTTTCGGTGTTATCGGGCCTACGCCTTTCATGATGGACTCCCTTCTATCATTGGACAAAATTAGGGATTGTACACCTAATTTTAATTGGTAAATCTGATTCTGTCTTTCCTTAAAATTAAGTGTTTTGTAGCTATCAAAATGGCTAGATCGGCTTGAGAGGCGGATTTCTACTATATATGCGATACATGATAACCGTACATCCACAAAACCCGTCAGTGCGATAGATACATGTATGCTCGTTTTAATTCAGAGTAGAGAAAGAGGCTGTGCTCAAAAGTCCTAGTGATGAGTCTTTGTTCCGGCTTTTGCGATGAAAGTGGTATATCATGCAGGTACCACTTCCGTGGCATGACAGCGTATGGACAAATGGTGTACAATAGATAACAGGTTAACAAATGTTTTGATAATAACAATTGCTTTACATTTGGTATAGAAATGGCAAGTGTAAAGATGAAACAGGCAATAAGGTCCTGGTCCCGTATCCTGTGGGGCATTAGAAGCATCTATGTATGTGAAGCTACTTGTAGACGCAGACCACCGTATTTACATCTAGGCGCTCATCGATCATATGATCGAGCCCTAGGACCATCTCATGAATGCCACCATTCCAGTCAGGAAAGGGGTATTTGCCCGTGAAGCCGTCTACTGAGAGGGAACAAATATCCGCTACGAGCAAGCGAGCAAGCTCCAAGCAAACAAATATCTTGGTGGGGAGCGCTTTGTCGGGTCGTTGGCGGATATGGCTGCAGATAGCAGCATTCACACGCTCTATGGGTGTCCTGTCTTTCCTGTCAATGAACTTGGTGCGCAAAGGGCCGTCGCCTATGTCTTGGTAGTCGTCCCGTTTTTCCATGGTGGCGATAAGGTTTTGCAGGTACGCCTCTCTCTCAAGTCGGTCAGTATGGCGCTCGATACCCGGTAGTGGTGTGACTGGACTCTTTTTGTTTCTGAATTGACTCATTTCGATAATCCCTTGCTACATAGACGCAATAAGAGAAACAACAGCGAAAATATGCACCGTTAGGGAGATTGTGTTATATAATGGATACCGAATGCAAGTTTTACAAGGCTGGCATGTACTAAGACTTGCACTATATCCCGAAAGCAAACCGCCTGTCAAGAGTTTTCAAGCCAATTTCCAGAACTGGGAAGGAACATGTAAATGATACCTGAAGACGATATAGACCTGATGCATGATGCGTTACAGCTCTTTGGACAATTGTTCAAGGACCTATTGCTTGCCTCTCTCCTTTCTCAGAAAAAATTATCTGAAGAGGCAACGTCGCGACGTGATGCCCTCGTAGCAAAACGCAAGATCGTAGCAGGCGATCCGCTCGTTGGTTCAATGGCCCAGCAGACAATTAGTAAAGTAATCTCTGGCCAACGACCGACCCCCGGCCAGCTTCGCATCTGGCTTGATTTCGTCAAAGAGTGGTTACAGAATCCCGAGATACAGGCCGAGCTGAGAAAAAATAATCTGCCTATCCCAGACCTGAACGAAGATTTTAGAAAAGCGCTCTATCGCCTTGCGCTCTACGGCACACCTGACGAGATTGAAAAAGCATATAAAGATTGGAAAGACGTTGATCTGCTAGAAGGCCATCAGCCCCTACAACACCACAGCACCTACAATCTACCACTTATGAAGCAAAGAATGGAACAAGAGACGGATACCAATTTACGCCGCATCACTGAAGGCCATATCCGTCAGGTGCGCAAAGCTGAACTGCAGCACTGAGTTATGGCCTTCTCCTCTCTGAGAACTAAGTATACCTGAGAATTCGACTTTGGGTCGGTACCCCTTTGGGTATTTTTGCACTATGCTGTCACGAAAAAGTGAAAGCCTTGTGCTATGTCGCTCAAAGGTCCGTTCGGTGCTCATCTCAGAGATTTACGCAAGGGTGCCGAACTCACCCAGGCCCAACTAGCCGAGCTGACAGGCTACTCACACGATCAGATCTCGATGATAGAGCTAGGCAATCGCGCCCCATCATTCGAGCTGCTAGAAGCTCTTGCGGTAGCTCTTCACTGTCATCCGCAAGAGCTGTTCAATTTCCCTTGGCCAGAGAGCACTAGCGATGTAGCAGACCTCTAGTGCTCACAGCCTCTTCAAAAACGCTTTGCATGCCTCCTTCCCTGCTATCCTCTCTAGCTTTTCCACATCATCCCACATGCGCTCCATGCTCGCAGTAGCAGCAGCATGGCTAGCGACTGGTGTAAAACCGTGCAGTGCTCTCTTGCCTGACTCACACTCAAGCTCAATTTGCTGCTTTAAACGCGCTACTTCGCTTACATGTTGATTTTGCATCCTATGCCCTTTCAAATAACCCGCCTCTGAGCAGGTAATCATATTCGTGAAAATCTCCTTTCTTGTGTAATCTTCTTCGCGTTGTGCTCAAAACGCACTTTCTGAGCATACATCACAATGTTACAACAATGCCTGCCAACTTAGTGGCGTTTTGGTGTGAATTTGTTAACACATGGGACTAATGTCTTAACAAAATCTTAACCTTGGTTTAACCTCATCTGTACGATATTGTGATATTCGTGCCTAGTAGAATTCGGCAGAGAAATGAGTGGATTTCGCTAGCAAGAATATCGAAAATGCTGTATGATACATGCGTGTAGAAAGTTCATAAAAATTCATGAAATGTAAAAAGAGATGTAATGTCATCATTACGATTGCAATTTGGGCGACGCCTCGCACTTCTCCGCAGGCAGAGCGGCTTCTCTCAAACCGAGTTGGCATTTGAGACGGGACTATCTAGAGATCAGATAAGCCTGATGGAGACGGGCAAATCTGGTGCGAGCTTCGATTCCATGGAAGCACTAGCTGAAGCGCTGAGTGTGGAAGTCTGGGAGTTGTTGTACTTCAGAGATCTGGCATAGAGCACAAAAAAGACGGCACCCCGAAAGATGCCGTATAGTGTGAGGTCTGCCTGCTAGATCTTGTTCAGATCTGCCTGTAACGATGCCCAATCTATCGCATTAGGTGCTTTACCACCATTGATGAAATCTTGCGAGAGGATAGCATAACTCTCATCTGTGTAGCGGTCAAAGAATCCCCAGGTCATCTTTTTTAGTTCACCCCAGGTCACGACCGTGAGATCATGCGCAGAAAAAGATATTACGGGTACGGCGTGTCCGCCCCAACTTCCTGGCTGCGCATCCGGTCCGCGTGTCACTGACCAAATGCCCTGATTTTGCGCTGAGAGAGGCAAGGCAAGGCCGATATAGCATCCACCGAATAAGTAGACGCTCGCTTTGATATGGCTGTGATTTCGTGGCTCACACGCAGCATAGGCCCAAATCTTGCGTTGAGCGATGCCAGTCTTCCTCCAATAATTCAACACGTCTAGTTCGACTGCTCCATCATCGTTTGCGCCTGTAGCAGGATCGTAGCCGCTCACAGCAGCGTAGGCACTGATGATATCGCTATCAGCAGGCACAATCTCAGTGCTAGCATTAGCTGACCATTCTTCAATCAAGTGCCCTGCTCCCGAAATTGTGCAACAGCCCAAATTATCGTTACACATCATGCCCCATTCTCGTACCTTGCCACTCCAGTCTTTTTGTGCTGGGATAGGTGGCAATTTGCCTGTGTTGAGGTAGTTTGCCAAGTGTAGCGTCCTTGGGTCGTGTCGAGGTGCTAATTTACCAAGTTTCAAAGTATCCTCCATGAATTTATGTTCATTCTACCACACTTGAGTATGACAGCTTGTTCATGGAAGCGGACAAAAAGAAGAGCCAGACTGTGTAATCTGGCTCGTGTGCCCTTCTTAGGGGCCTCGCATATCGTCCTCGCTTTCCCTTTGTACGATGGATATGGGGACATTTTACCATGTGCTCATCCTATTTCACGATAGGCATTCTCCACACCTTTACACGCCACTTCAGCTCTTGCCACATACGCCTTACAGACCTGACGGGATGTTGCCATTCCCACCAGAACGTGTATAGCCTAATTACCCGTGATATCTTCACTCTTGCCCTCTTCTTTCTTCTTGAGCAGTTCTTTGCGCCTCTCAACGATATCCTCCTGAGAGCGAAATTTGAACTGCTTATCACTGCTGTAGTTGGCTCCTTTTCGTCCTGGAGCCACTTTCGATGTCTTGAACTTTCCCATGATAAATCCTTTCTATGCTGTTTCGCGGCTATGTCCAGCAATAGCCGCTATCACATGCTTCTAGCAAATCACCTTCTGAGTTCTTGCCCTTGGGGGCAAATTGTACTTCTTCTAGAGGCAATCCGCTTTTGTGCAACCGGACCTGATGAGAAGCGAATATCTGCTTATCAATCCGCACAGCCTCGTTCCATTCCTCTGGCTCTTGCTTGACTTCTATCCATTCGTCGTCTGGCTGGTGTGGGCACATCTTGCAGCGAGACTTGATAGGTTCAGGTAGCCCGTAGCTGGTGATGAGGTCCCTGCATTCTCCTCTGGTCATCTTCACATCAAAGCAAAGAGGCCAATGGTTCTCTACCCAGTCGACTGTTGAATGCTTCAGGCGGTGGATCTCGTCTAGGGACATGCCTAGCCACATCGTTACCCCGTCTGGATTAGCTTTAAATCCACCGATGTACCGGCGCACCACTAGCGTTTTCCACTCCGAAGAACAAAACGTTGGAAGCTTTGCATTTTGCGTAAAAGCAGGAATAAGCACCTCTCCCTTATGAGAATACAAATCTACCTTTGCAAGAGAATGAGGCGCTATCTCAATCTCCAGTCCCACTTCCGCTAGCATAGGCTTGACATACTGCTCTGTGTACTCCCAAGTCTTTTTGAATTCGAACCCGGTGTCTGCCATGACAACTCTATCTGGCTTTGGCAGACGACCTTGATGGATGAGGACAGCAATCGCAATCGACTGCGTGCCCCCACCATTGCTCCATATAATTGGCTTACTCATTTATGCTGTCTTTTCCTCTAGTGCTACTATCTGATCGAGCAGCACTAAAATCTCATCCGTCTCCCTAGTCCTCTTGATCTTCCCCTTGGCTATCGCCTCTCGAATAGCCCTTGCTCGCTTCTCAGGATTTAGAGGCGGCAATTTGGGGAATAGTGGTTTGTCTAGTTGCATGGTACCTTCCCGGCTAGTCCTGCTAGCAGCCTCTTCGTTTCGCACGTTGGGCAATAAATCTCTTCTCCCTCTCCTGATGAGCAATCCTCACATACATATTTATTGCATCTCTCACACACATATAGCTCATCTACTGGAAAGAACTCTTGACACGTCTCGCATGGCTCCATATCGAACTCACTTTCTTGGGCCATCTCACTTGAGACGACCCATTGCTTGCTAGGCAACTAAGCATGTACCCACCCGCGCGATGTTTCCTTTTGCCATTGCCCATTCTTCCACCTGATCGGAAACTTTTTTCCACGCTGCTTAGGCTCAGGTATAGGTGCTGTTTCTGTATGGTCAGGTTTAGTCTCACCTCCATTAGGCATCCTGTATGTCCATCCTCGCTCGTCTTGGTAGCTGGTATTGCTTATGGGCGTTACCGGCTTCCCTAGTGCTTCACGGGCCTTCTCTGGACTTGCAAACCAAGAATCAAAGGTGGCATAGCGCATTCCAGTCGGCCAATAATGGATAATTTCGATCGGCTCACAAAAGGATATGCTTGTCCCTTTTATGCATATCCACCCGTTTCTTTCTACTAATGTATCCACAAAATCTCACTTTCTGAGGGCCACCCTCACCGAAGATGGCCCGTGCTTGCTATGCGCTTTTTTGCTTCTGTGCCTCAATTTTCGAGAATAGCTCTACTTTGTGCTCTGCTGTGAGATTTGAGACTTGCGCCTGTAAAGCATAAATCTTGAACTTGCTCCACCGTGTCTCTATCTCGTTGTCAGGTATTCGGTAGACTTTCGCCCAGTCGGTCTTCAGCCCCTCTTCAGTAAGAGTGTCACCGTCTATCATGGCTATGCGCCCGTTGCCATACAGACCGTTACCAAACTGCTCTCCAAACGTTCTGAGGGCTCGCTTGACCGCATCAGTGACAGCGCCTTTCTCAGCTTGCTCATGGGACTCCATAATTATGGTCCTGGCCAGGGATACCTCGAAAGGATTGAAGGGCGAGTCATCAATCTCTGTATTTTTCTCACTTGCCTCTTTCCTCCGCTTACCCATGACATGATCTTCAATGCTAGCTGTGGCGACGGGTTGACTGCCAACTTCAAACACTGGAATACAGCCCCGGACGTCGAGTCTCACCTTGGCTTTGTAGCAAGCGCCCACAGCCTCGCCGGTTAATATGTCCCTGATGATCGTCTGCTCGCAAGAGAGGGTCTCATATCCCCAACAACCGTATCCAAACAACCTGTCTGCTTGGTCTATCGCATCGTGACCCTCTAGGTAGCGAAGCTTGCGACCGCTTGCTCCTTTGCGGTCACTGATAAATCGTTTGTCGAGAGCCTTGTCTAGCTCTTTGAGCTGCTTCTCACTGAATGGACTTTCCATGATGATAATCTCCAATTCTTGCAATACTATGTTACTATTCTCTGGGACTGACCTCTTAACACCAGTCCCAACTATCTCAACAGGGAAGGCTTCTCACCATGCTGCCTTCCCATCCACATCTAGAATTCCTCCCATCCACAGTACGCCAACCTCACTTGATCGTTGAGCCTTTCGCGTTCTTCCCAAGTCGGCTCAAATGCCTGCTCTCGCTGAAATGCGTTCCAAGCCTGCTGACCTTGTGCATCCAGGCCGTCTGGATCGACATCCTCTATCGGGAATTGCTGTGTCTGATGCTCGATAACGACTAATTTTCTTAACCTGTTGTATGGCAATGTGTGCCAATCGGCTAACTCACTGTTACCTGATTTAAAGGTAACAGTTCTTTCGAGGTGATTTACTGCCATCACCTCTCCACCATATGCGGCACCGTTTGGGATTGCAACATCCCCTACTTTCACATTTAACATTTGATAATGCTCCTTCCCTTTCGGGCTGCTAAAATTCTACTAAAAACTCTTCACTGTCACCATCTACAGGAATAATGTCCTTATCAGCATAGGTATAGCTATCTCGACGCATCTTGTCTAATTTGCGCATCAGCTCCATTTTAACCTTTGCCTAGCTCTTTGAGCTGCTTCTCACTGAATGGACTTTCCATGATGATAATCTCCAATTCTTGCAATACTATGTTACTATTCTCTGGGACTGACCTCTTACACCAGTCCCATACATCTCAACAGGGAAGGCTTCTCACCATGCTGCCTTCCCATCCACATCTAGAACTCATCCAAGACACAACGGACAAACACAATTGCAAGTGTGGTCGCAATCATCCTCGTCCTCTGAGACACACCTATGAGCATGCAGCATCCCAGCCGCTACGAACTCACCACACTTGCATACACCCGCATCATACGGAGTGGGCTCTAGCAGGCTCAATCTTTCAGCTTCAGAGGGCACTAGGGCCGTGTCGAGCTGCTGCATTCCTTGCTCGCTCGACCAGGGCAGAGATATACGACCTGCTACATCCCGCTCAGCATGGAACTCTGCATTTGTTGGACAACCATGACACCATGGATCACGGCATTGTGGGCAAAGATCTGAATGATAGCTATTTAACATTTGATAATGCTCCTTCCCTTTCGGGCTAAAATTCCTTGCTGAACTCTTCACTGTCCCCGCTCAGAGGAATAATATCTTTGTCAGCATAGGTGTAACTGTTTTGACGCATCTTGTTCAGTTTGTGTAGCAGCCCCATTTTTGCTTTTGCTGCTCTCGGATTGCTATCATGTGCATCTATCTCGACAATAGACTGCAGATAGAGCAAATCGTCAACGGTAAGTGTGTTCATTGAATTGTCCCCTTTCCCTTTCGGGCTATCCGACTTTTAATAAATTGAAAGGCTTACTTCCGAAGTTGCCTTTATTCGTGAGGTCCGTTGAGACTGCCGTCTTCCGGTACCCGCGTAACTCAACGGATAGATCCATTGCAATCGGTGGCACAATCTCCTGTGCAGGCATCTCAACAAGAGACTCTGCAACCTGCTCTACAATCTCAACGGTCATGTACTGCTGAGCAAGCTTCTTTGCGAGCTCTGCGCGATACTCAGACCACTCACGGGCTTCCTTTTGCTCAGGAGTCTCTGCTCTCGCAACTTCTAGTGCTTGGAGCTGATGTTTGTGGTAGCAGCCCTTCTTAGAGCGACTAGGACAACTGCACCCGGAAGCCTCACCATTGACGATTGTGGTGCAATAAGTGCTCTTGCCGTCAGAGCTTTTCACCAGATAGGTTACCGTGCCATTCAACTTACCGTTGGTTTTGTGTGCGTACCGTGCGATGATGGTTACTTGCTTCGTGGTTTTCATTGTCCTTACTCCTTAGTGTTTTCGTTTCGCTTGGTATGTACAGATTATGCCATAACATCGTGGCATTGTCAAGCACTTTTTAGTCAATTTTAGACCAATTTTTTAGATCCTTGATATTTCCATGATTTCGTGGTATCCTACTCATATCGAAAGAAAGAAAGGAGGGAAGGATGGAGGAAAAAGACAGGACTGTACAAAAGGCCGTCAAGCTTCTAAGAAAGCATGAAAAACCGCTTATAAGGGAGCTGGGAGCATCGGCTTTTGATCTACTCACTCCTACACAAGCAGCAAATGAGCTGAGTGTAGGAGTACCACGTCTAGGAGATCTTGTCAGGCAATGCTGGTTAGCAGCTGCTCCTGATAAAGACGTTGGGCATGCTCATCAGTACTACCGATGGAGGGTAGAGTTTGTGAAGCGGTATCGGACAACTTATAAGAAAGCAGCACAATCTGAAGAGACGAATGCTGCATAGACCAGACATAGAGGCGCTCCGACCAAGAATAACCTCTATGTCTGACTATTAGTGAGTGTTCCCAGAGCAGTCAACTCATAGGAGCACTCGAGAATAAGGATATCATACGATGAAAGACAATTTATCACAGCCAGAATTGGTGATTTTTACTCTTGGTGCATCTCCCGCCGCATTATTAGGATTAGGATATACAGGGAGTCATGAATTGCCAAATGATAAAGAGAAAAGACTTGAGTTAGAATTTGGCAAGTCTCTCTCTGGTCAAGGAATTCCTGTTCAACATCAAGTTCGATGTGAGCATGGTATTGCAGATATTGTAACACCAGATGCCATCTATGAGGTAAAAGCATCACTCTCTAGAGGTAATATCTATAGAGCAGCATCCCAAGTGCTACTTTACCGGAATTGCATCAACCCATCCGCCAAAGCTGTCATAGTTGGATATCCAGACAGTAAAGAACCTGTAAATGCAGGGATAGCCAACGCTTTAGGGATTGAGATGATTGTCTGCAAGGATGCAGTTGCAGTAAAAGAGCAAAAGGTAAAAAGGGAAAACGAACAAAAAATCAGACACATTGACCTTGATTATGCAACATCACATCTAATATGTATTCACACCGCAAAGTTTAGCGGAGTAGATACATTCATTCAAGGTTATATTGAGGGATATGCTCAACCTGTCACTATCATTCGTAGAGATGACAAACAAAGCACCCAGGAACTTATGGATCAAATTAAGGATCAGCCTTGGTGCAATGTAAATCTCTTACGAGACGGAAGGTTTTACGAAAGTCTTAATGTTACAGACACGTGCCCTTGTTCAACTGCTTTAGGAAAAGGATGTTCTTGCCCTAGACATAAGCCCAATATAGACTTTCCCGATTTCCCACAAATGCCCTTGCATCAAGAAATGATTGAGTTCTTTAAAAATTCTCAGGCTAGGGCAAACGAGGAAACAAAGGAACTCATAAAGCCGTTTTCTGTAGAAAATTTAAGAAGCTACAGAGAGAGCAAGCTTCAAGATATTAGATGGGCTAAAGAAGAGGATGATGCATTAGCGCTATTCGGATTCACAGAAGATTTAAAGATATGTGAAGATGAATTGCGAAGAAAACTGAACTTGCAATAGCTCATACGATAAGCACATAGGTGGTGATGTTGCGCAATTTCAAATTATCGTACACAATGGGGAGCTTGTCGCACAATTGCAATTCCCACTTGTAGAAGAGGCGAAGTAGTATAGTGCTGGTGTGAAGGGACCCACTTCCTTCGCACCAGCTAAGAAAGGATACATACATGAAAGAGAACATCAACGATATCGTCAATCATGTTGCGCAAGAGCTAGAGAAGGACAGAAGGCGCGTGATGATTGAGAATTATATCAATAGGGCTGTGTCAAGAATACAGCTCAGTGCTACTGTAGATATGGCTATGTTTGAACCTGATGCTCAAGTTGCAGGTGAAATAAAAGCATGGAGAGAAGCTAATGGAATGATTGCTGCCTACAAAGTGTCTGAAGCAGCTCGCATTATCTTGAGACAAGAGCTGTTAGGAGAGTAGCACGTGGCTAGAGCAGAGCTGAGATGTCCAGGTCAAGAACAAACGATAAAAGATCGTCATGATGTAGATTTGCCTCTAGAGCAGGTAGCAGGCAACATGCAGATTGTGTATGATTGCGAGAGGAAGGATTGAGCCATGAACGAGAACATTCTTAGTGCTGCTATAGCTCTGTCTGCTGGCAACAAAGCCAAGACGACAAACGTAAGAGGTGAGACAATCGTGGTACAGCAACAATTTCCTGAGGGCCACGATTGGAATTTGCACGTCTGGGTTATTGCGCCAGACAGAGGCCATGTACGAGAGTCGGATTTCCAATTCAGGCAAGGGTATAAGCTCAAAGAGATCTACGAGGTTGACCCAGGTGAGAAGATTTGGGCTGCAGTGTAGTGGGCTTGAGCAGAGCTGGCAAACAAAAACCGCCTCTGGGTAGCTACTCCCTTTGGCGGTTTCTTGCTCCGTAGTCCTATCGCGCTAGGCCACCTGTCACGTTCACAGATGTTCTCTACAGCATTCTCAATTTTGGTGATGGCTTGCATTGTACCAACAATCCGCACTCCTGACAAGGGGCTATACCGTCACCTCATACGAATTGCACATATCAAATCCCTCTCTACACACATCACACCTGTCATCCTCTGATACCTCGCCTTGCGACACACGTACCACTAATCGCCCGTTCTTGCCATGGTAACTGAAGCCCTTCAGCACGTCGTCTACAAATTCGGCTCCGTACGCTCTCTTAGCGCACCGGATGCCAAGTAACTGACTGTCCGTCCAGAGTGCTATCGTGATCATGTGCCCTCCTCTTGCTCAAACTTGCTACACGCCTCAAAGCTTACTTTGTGATCTGTAGCCCTACCGTGTGTAATGCCTCGTTTATCACATTTGATATACGTCTTATTATGGTAATATAGCCTAACGAGATACTTACAATCCTTGCACATCTTGCCCTCAGTCTTGCCAAATCGCCTCACCATGGGATTGTCAGACACAGGCAGCTCGTTGCCTTGCCAGTCGGTAGGTGGCTTCTGCTCTTGTGGCTGCTCTTCAAAGTCAAATAGGGTATCCATCAATCTCTCCTTTTGTCAATCTGTCATACTCTTCTCATTAACGCGCTACACAGACAGTGGAAATTGTGTTCTACATCACATCAAGCAACCGACCTGTGTTACCTTTCTGCTTCCACTCGTTCTACCTGATTATGACAAACTCTCGTATCTGCAAGAACTGCAATGCACAAGAAGCAAATGGCGTTCCATTCCCAATTCGAGGCTTGCTATGCAGAAAGTGTGCATCAGCAAAGGAAAAGCAACGCTACCATGACAAGAAAGAGAGCATTCTTGCAGACAAGAAACAATACTACAATGATAATAAGACTCAAGTATCAGTAAGGCATGCACGCTATCATGCCGAGCACAGAGACCACATCAATGCCCAAGACCGCCTGGAATACGCTGAGAAGGTCAAGAGAGCCCCTTCAAGACCGTGCATTGATTGTGCTGCTCCCATGCCTAGACGAGCCAGGAAATACTGCTCTGAGTGCAAAGAGAAGCACGATAGAGAGGCGGCACGGCTTGGCATGCAGAAACTCAGGATGAAAGCAGAGCAGGCTGATGGCTAGGTGGCTCACTGCTGCTCTCCCTTCTTTTGTGCCTCTAGCCTTGCCTGTAAGCTTCTAGGGCCTCTAGGCTTGTCAATCTTTAGCCGTGTATACCCAACTGGCAACGAGGGCTCTTTAGGCTTCTCAGTCGCTTTTGGAGCACTCGGCACGGCACCCACCGTCTTGTCCTCTGTCCAGTTGGTAAAGCCGCTCGCTGTCTGACGTTTGGGAGCTGGTGTTGTCATCTTCCAAACTCGAGCAGTAAACTGACTGGCAACGGTTGATGGCTTCCCTCTGTGCTGTTGCCAGAACGGGTCCTTGTCATCCCAAATGTCATTGAAGACAAAATCTACCTGCTCAGGAGTAGCCGACTGGCTACGTAGGTCCTGGATAGCTGCATTGTTTTTCTCGTTACGAGGGACTTTGAAGTCGGCAGCGTAACCTTTCCCTTGGCACAAGCGGTCAAAGAGCGGGTAGTCCACTTCAGTCGGCTTCGTCTCTTCAGAAGATTTTTGAGAAGAGAGAGAGGAAGAAGCGTCCGGTTGAGACGAGTTCGAAGTTTCTGCTGACGGCGCGGGCTTTCCCTCTTTGCTCTCTCTCTTTGGTTTAACAGTCTTTGTAGTTATCTTTGTTAACGCTTGCCCGGATTCGGGTTTTGCTAATCCTAGATTTGGGTAATGCTCGTGCTTGGGGCATGTAAAACAAATCACGGATTCGGGTTTTGCATTACCCAAATTTGGGTTTTGCTTGACGGTTTTTATGAGATGCTCAATATCGCCATCCAAGCCAAGGCAAGCTAAACAGATCCCATGTTTCTGGCATAGCTCAAACAGCTTCCTACACTGCTCTTCCCCAAAATAAAAGTGTTTGGTCCGGTCAGCCCCGTGTTTGAGGTTCTTACCACGCCCGATCAGTCCCATTTCTACAAGGTTGTTTGTTTCTACTCTGATCTTTTCACGCCCCCAGGCACCTGCTAAGCATTCAATAAGTTCCTCAGTGGTAGCATAGTAAGTTATTTCCCCTGATTGCATCTTTTCTGCTGACTCTCCCTTGGCTTTCTTGGCAATCCAGTACAGGAGATGATTAAATAAAGCGGCTCTACAGCCATCTTCACAGAACTTCATAAAACTAGGACGAATAATAACAACTATCTCACTCATAACGGCTTCCATTCCACAATATAAATAATAGGAGAATAAAAAAAAGGGATGACCAACCTCCGTCAGCCATCCCAGGGAACCTACCAGCTATACTGGCTGCAGCGTGGCGACCCACAGGAGTATTGAGGGCTCTTAGCTAGATGCCCACATGTCCCATAGACGGGTTGTATAGCTGGCAGGGCACGTGTGTGCACAACCCGCGATGCCTGATACTTCTCATACTCAACTCGAGCATGAGTGGAACAAATACCGTGGGTTCCCTCTCCCTGTGGCTTGCCCTGCTCAGCATTGCACCACGCGCAGACTGTTGCAACTTGTGTGATAATCATGTAATATCTCCTTATGTAAAGGTCTAGGAACCGGATGGTTCCGAACTGTCCCCTCGGGTGAGTTAAAGAGACACCCGAGGGGCTTTTTATTGAAAGGTCTTGTAAACCTTTGTAAAGATATTGTACTCTACAAAATTGGTCTTGTCAATCCTTGACAAGCTAAGTAAAGTTATGGTAAGATACTTGCAGATGAGAAAAGGAGGTGCAAATTGCCAATCATTGAGGACGGTGAAACGTATCTCTCTGTAAAAGAGACACACGAACGATTAGGCATATCGCGCCAAGCGTTGAACGGATACGTTCAAAGGGGGTTACTAAAAAAGTATTCCAGGACGTTGGCTAGAAGGGTCTTTTTCAAAGAGGCTGAGGTTGATGCCTTGACGAGGATTAAGCAACCGAATGCAGACGAGGGAGACCGAGCGGCCTAGCGCCACTAGGATAGCGACCTTGAGAACCACTATCCTAGTAGTAACTATTGTTCAAAGTATAATCAAGTTGCAGGAATACTGCAATGATACAGGTGTTCAAGAAGGCTGGATTTATGCGTAGCAAAATTGGAGAGCGTAGACCTATAGATGGTAGTAGAGATCGCTTTTGTGTCGTCTGCGAGAAAATGTACCTTGCGTACAGCAGAGTAGAAATTTCTTTTCTCTGTCCCGATTGCTGCACACCTAAGCTTCGCAAAGAGCAAAATAGGTATATTGCTGAGATGAAACGTGCTAGACAGCATAACTTGCCTACTACCCTAGTGTTTAAGCAATGGTTGAGGGTACTTGAGTACTTCAATTGGTCTTGCGCCTACTGCAAAGAGGGCAATCTGGACGTTATGGATCATGTTATCTCCATTAAGGATAATGGAGGGACAGAAGCTCTAAATGTTGTCCCATGCTGCTATAGCTGCAATAACAAAGACAATGGGATGATATCAAAAGAGAAGCGCGTCTCACTAGATGTAATCAATGCGGTGCGTGAAGAGTTGGCAAGGCTCTTTGCAGGGCATGCGTCGCCTTGCTGATAACTCAACGGCGCATGCACAAACTACTTAAGTCAAAGTATAGTCGAAAATTGTCTACAATGACAAGAAACGAATGTTCTACTCCCTTGTGGAAGGAGTGATTGAATGTCAAACAGTAACGGCTTTACCGACATTGCGCTGAGAGAAGTGCATACAGGTGAGAAGACGATTGAGGATCTCGAGCGCAAAGTCAAGTTTCTCAGCAAGAGATCGGATGAGACATCTCATAAGATGCTTGAAGGCATCCAAGCAGCTCTCGACATTC